TGCTGTTGTTACTGCGGTATTGGCTGTTGCTACTGCTGTATTTGATGCTGTAACTAAAGTTACTGCCGTTGCAACTGTTGCTGTGGCTGTCTCTGAAGCCGCAACTGCTTGTGCAACCTCTGTAGTTGCTGTAGCAAGTGCTGTGTTAACCGCTTGTTGTGCAGGACTTACTACTACTTGTTCGGCTGGTGCTGGGACTTCATCAGCATGAGCAGATTTAATTGGAAATAGAAAAAGCCAACCTATTACAAAAAGGCTGGCAAATAATAGCTTTACTTTCTTAGTCAACTAGACTCTCCAACACAAGGCACAAAGTTGTGCTTGTATTATAATTATACCATTACATCATTTAGGATTATCTGTTTTATAGAAGCCAGCACCTTTAAACTGTATACCAAAAGGAGTGAAGTGTCTAATCATTTGTGCATTACATTCTTCACATGTGTAGCTTGGATCATCTTCTGATATTGATCTTGTTACAGCAAGTGTTGCATGTGCATCATCTTGACTGCATTTGTATTCGTATACTGGCATGTTTATCTTTCTATTAAAAAGAGCAGTTTAGAAAAGGACATGCTCAGGTCCTTAATGTTACTTGATCTTAATTGTTCTTGGCTTTTTGTTTTCTGGGACAATACGCTCAAGTGTGATCTTTAACATTCCGTTTTCAACTGTTGCACTAGTTACCTCAACAAATTCACCAAGGGCAAATTCACGAGTAAACTTTCTTGCAGCAATTCCACGATAAGCATACTTTGGCTCATCATCTTCAGAAGATTTGATCTCACCTTTAACAGTAAGAACTTGCTCATTAGCAGTTACTTCAAGGTCTTCTTTTGAAAATCCAGCAACCGCAACTTCAACGTAGAATAGATCTTCGTCATCAGTCTTGATTACATTGTATGGTGGATAGTTATTTCCTGTGGCATGGGTATGGATTCTAGACAGCTTGTCAAAATCACGATTGAACCCGATGAAAAAAGGATCATTAAAAAGATCCGTAGTAAATGTTGTTACCATTTTTATTCCTCCTTTTTAAGCGAATAAAGTAATATAGGTACCCCCCGAAGGCAGGTACCTATATATTATAGCATTTACTTTCAGTTATCGGAAGTGTCTGGCTTATCTGTTGGCTTTACATATTTCTTATAGGCTGTAGGCCAATCTAAAATTGCTTTTTGAGCATCAACCAATTTCATTGTTCCATCACATACCAAACGCTTTAATGCAGTCTCAGTAACATCTTTCTTTCTTGCACCAATTCCTGCATATGGCTCTGGCCATAAATTTTTAGGGTCTGATGGATTTCCGCCAAGCTGAAGAGAAATTAAATGATCTTCTTCATATGCAGATGGCTTTGAACCCCAAATTGCAACATATGATTTATATGTTGTTGCTAATTGAGTATCTTTTAACTTGTTTGTATAAGTAACAGTTGGACGAATTGTTTTTGTCCATCCGACCTTACAAACAGTTGTAGCAATGTTTGCCTGTGTAACATCTTTATTGATAGCCCCAGGAGTAACTTTTTTATCCTGAACTACCCAATCTGGTGTTGCTGCACTTGCTTGAAATGTTGATAGGACTATTGATAATCCAATTACTGTTAGTCCCAACTTTTTCATAATTACTTAACCTTCTTTACTGGTGCTGGTGCATCCCAATCTGGACGTGCAACTGCCATTACAAGGCTGTAAGCTCTCTTCTTTTTGAAAACACCGTCTCCATTTGCTTGAGATCCCTTTGCGTCACCGCTAGTATTTCCTTCAAAAGTAATTAGGTTCTTTCCATCATTTGAGTAAACAATTCCAACATGTTCTGTGTCTGTTGGGTTCTTATCAAAGTTAAAGAATACAATATCTCCTGGCTGTGCTTGACCAATTGGAACAATTCTTTTGTTCTTTGCAAACCACTGTGCTCCTGCATCACATGATGCAAAGCCCTTCTTTGTTGAAGCAGCGACTAGGTGAACTAATCCTGCATCATCAAAACATCCTGATACAAACATTGCACACCAAGGTTGGTTATTCATTCCATAACGCTTACCAAAAATTGTATCGTTATTTGGACCCTCTGCATATTTTTCATCAGCATACTTTTTTGCTGCTGCTAAAACTTTTACTGCATTTGGGTGTCTTGTCTCTTCTGCCATTTTATTTCTCCTTTGTTGGCCTTATACTATTATTATAGCATTTGTGCCCTCGGCAGGAATCGAACCTGCGACGCAGACCTTAGAAGAGTCTCGCTCTATCCCCTGAGCTACGAAGGCATAAGTAAAGGCTAAGTTTCCTTAGCCTTTACGTAACCATAATCATCCTAAAGTAGCGAGCCCGAATGCGTAGGGGGGTTAGCACCTACAGGATAATTATATTACTTATTTAATTATGATACTGTTGTTTTAAGAGTTGCTTTAATTTGCCAATCCCAGAACTTGTGCTGATCAATTCTTTCTGCAACAAAATTTGCAAGACCTTGCTCGTTAGAATTATTTGCCATTGTAAATAATCCATTTAAAGATTCAATCATAATCATATTAGTTGCTTCTAAACTTTGCATGACTTGAAGTGGTGAGTAAGCAATTGTTTCATAAGCCATGTTTGAATTAGCCATCCACTCATCCATTCTATATGGAGCATATACTCCAAGCTTTCTCATATGTTCTGAAAATGTATCAAGGCTGCTATAAACATCCTCATAAATTTCAAGTAAAAATGCATGCATTGGCTTAAACAAAATGCCTTCTACATTCCAATGGTACCCATGAGCTTTTGTGTACATTACTGCAACATTACCCTGTACCAACTTAAGTTGATTAATTAACTGTTCCATCTTATCTCCTAGTTATCTGGTAAATCTTCTAAACTAATATCCATTGGTAGCAAGCCGTGTTCCCTTGCAACCTGTAATCCTTCTTCTGATAAACAAAATGAAGCTTCTAGATTTTCATCATAATCAACCTTCATTAAACCTTTGTCGTATAACTCTAATAAAGTTTCATCTACATGTGCAACATGTGCATTCCATAGATCTGGAGCCACTTCTTTAGCAAGCTCAGTAATACCCAATATGAACTCTCCGCTTTCGTCCACACCAACAATTTCAACTGCACCAATCTCAATTAAATGGTCTAACTCTGACATCTCTTCGTCCATCTTTCTCCTTGTGCGGCAAGTAGGATTTGAACCTACGATAACCGAATTATGAGTTCGGAGCCTTGACCAACTTGGCTATTGCCACGGTTAGCCAATTATAGCTTTTCGACCTCAGTTTTGTCAATAGCATCTTCTGCAAGTTGCTGAACGTATTCAGAAAAATGTTTTCTAATACTACCAGTAGGGCGGGAACCAATTTGCTTCCACATCCTAGTATACTCTATTACATTTGCATAAGTAGTTGGACATAACATTACTCCATGAAAGTCTCTTAAGACTGTTGGCATGGGTACATGCTTTCCACAACATACACACTCTTTTGCTCTTTGCTGATATATATTTGTCATAGCATCATCATTCTTCCTATTGCGTCTTGCAAGTCATTGGGCATTTGCTTTGGAGGCTTAATAAGATTGTAAGACTCTTCTTTAGAAGGTCCAAAATCTGCCTCGTAGCTCATTGACTCATAAGTATGTATTTTTATTTCTCTATCTGTTGGAACAAAAGTTCTTGAGATTGCGTTGTAGACTGATCCACAAACAGCATCCGCAAGGTCCTTTGAACCTTTTCTTGGGTGATCTACTTTGTCTCTCATAATTCTGAGTTGAAGTAGTTCATCAATTAACAACTTTATGTGTGGGCCTTTAATTCTTTCTTCAAGAACAACCATGGCCATATCATCATAATGTTTTTTAGCGACAGATAGAATCTCTGTATTGATGCCATATTGTTTTAGTTGTTGCATCATATCATGAGAGTTCCATCTGTCAAAGGTACACATCTTTATATTAAATCCAGCACTCTTTAAAGAAAGAATATAGTCTTTAACCTCAGTAAAGTCTACTGATTTTTCTGCTGTTGGAGTCCAATACATTACTGCATCTACTTCTACAATAGGTGCTGGTTGAGAATATTCATTAGTTACTTTAACATTAACCCAGTCTTTAACATGAGCTAAAGAAACTGCACAATGGTCATGCTTTTGTGCAAGGTCAACGTGTATGAAGTAATCAACATCTACTTGTGGCTTAAACCACGACTCAAGTCTTCCAAATTGATCTACGGCAATACCAGCATTACTAAATGCAGTTTCAACTTTTTCTCTAGACTTAAAGAAAGCATCAATTGCATCAGATGGCATACAAGCAAAACGACCTAATGCATCTGGCATATTCTTATAAAAGTCTACTTTAAAATCTTCAATTTTTTTAGTTGGGTTTACTTCCCATGTTGGACGTTTTAACGCATATGTCTTAGGATAAAGATAAGACACAATATTGTCTTCTTCCCATTCAACTGTTACTTCATTTCCTTCTGTTCCGTCTGGAAGATCGTCATCCATCTTTAATGTCTTGCTTCTTAAGATAGTTTCTTTTTCTCCAATGACTGACTCATAAAATTTTTGAATTGGATCGTTTTTAAAACGTGGAAATGAAAGTAGGATAACCTTACCGAAGTCTGGAAAACGTGACATAACCGATGCACGATACATATCATACAATGCGTCAGCTGTTTTTGCTTGATCATGCCCAGATGTGCTTTCAATAGCAAAACCTGAAATCTCATCAAGGATCACAATAATTACGTTATATCCTTCCCAAGCTTCTCTTTCTGAGTGGCCTGAGTGAACTGTAATTGCTTTATCAAATTTCATTTCAGAAGCTTTTGATTCATATTTTCCAGCAAACCATGGTGATCTTTCAATACGTGTTTTAAATCCTTTAAAGAAAACATTGTTTGCCTGTTGTGCGTTAATAGCAATGTTAAGGATGTCAATTGAATCACCAGGAGGCTTTCCATAATATGTTGCTGGATCTTTTAAACATAACAACAAATAAACTATGTATGCGGTAGCGATGGTTGAGGAGTAATCTTTTCCAGAACCTTTACCTAGTTGAGCAATAACTTCATTACAAGTTTGCTTAAATCTTCGTCCGCCTTCTTCGTCGCCAAAAAGTTTCTTTAGCGTTGCTTCTTTGTAAATTTGAGAAGACTTTTCAATTAAAATATATTGCAAATCAGATAATGGCGGTAGGGCTAAATATTCTGGACTTGTTACAAATGTACGCAAATCAACTGGGCGTTCTTCAAACTCTTCGCCATCCAGCATATCAATGAGATCATTGAAATCAAATTCCACTAGCTTCCTCAATCACAATTGGCTCAACAACGCCAGAAATTTGTGACAATCTTTTTGCTACATCCATCTTACATTTAGGGCATGAAGATGTTACTTCCCTTAATATCTTTACAAGGATTTCTTGCTTGCGTTCTGTTTCAGCAATTTGAGAAGCTATCTCTGTATTTTCAAGAACACCTACGGACTGAAGCATGCCAATTCTTTTAGCTTCAATATCTGCAATAAGTTTTAATGTTCCAGATTTAACGTTTAAAGCATCAGCAAGATCTGCCTGCTCTACGGTTCTCCATGCTTCTTTAATAAGCATGTTGTAATGTTCATCTGCCCCCACCAGGGCTTCTTTTGCTCTATCTCTTATGCTGGAATCGTTTTTAACAACGCCCTTCCATTCTTCAATAAGATCTAGAACTTCGGCTCGCTTTATGCCAGTGATAGATGCAATTTGAGTTGGGTTGCTACCTTTTAGCGACTCTGTAATGACCTTGTTCATGCGGTCAAAATGGTCAGCTATCTCTATTTCACTCATTATATAAGTATACTTTTAGTTGACTAAAATGTCAATTTGATTCAGCGTTGGCAATCTTATAAAGAATTAAATATCCAATTAAATCATCAATATCATTATCGCCAGCATATCCTTGATTATTCATAACTCTATTAAGCTTATCATCAATGCGAACCTTTAGTTGTTCTGTTGGTCCCGACTGTGAAAATATTCTTGCAGGGTTCAAAGCTGAATCTCCATAAGATATATTCTTTTCAATAAGAAGGTGTGCAATTTCATGGCATGCTGACCAAATTTTATTTCCAGACGGAGCACCTACTGAATGCAAATACAGGTCATTGCAATTAAACTGCGTGACATCTTCAAATACTGGCTTTAACATTAGTCCACCTTTTTGTTTAATGTTGCAATAAAATGATCTTCAATTGGATTGTTAGGATCTCTTGAATACTCTATGGTGTCAATTATAAAATATTGTTCTACAATTGGCAAGACCTGTGATGCTGAATGATCAATCCATGTTCTGCTATGAAGAACTAGTCTGTCCGCTATTTGAGACAAATCTTTTAGATAGGAATCTAGTTCTGAATCTTCTATATGCTGAAAAACAAGGCTTGCCAATACAGTATCAAACTTAAAAGATTTTACATAATCCCAGTCGGTTGTATATTCTATATTGCTTAGTTTATTATCTACTGGAACCAAACTTATCATACTTGGCAAATCAAAAGCAATAACCTTATCATATGTATCTGATAGGGCTACAGAGTTTCTTCCTACCCCGCATCCAAAATCTAGAGCTATTGATCCATGTCCAAATAGCGATCTAATTTCATCATATACTGGCATGTCTTGAAAAGGTCCAGTATATCCAGTAAGGATTAAGTCTCCTGCATTTTCTTTATTGGCATTTAGCCATACGTCTTTACTCATCTTTTTTTAATTAATCCAAACTTTTCTAAGTATCTCTGTATGGTCATTGCAGAGACATCACACTCTTTAGCTATTTCTGTTACAGTTTTCTTTTGAACCGCATACCTTCTGAACAACCAATCTTTACTTTGATATAGTTTCATCGTTCTGTCAAAACCTGATTTCCGTAATGAGCAATCCCAAAAGAGTCAGCAACATCAAAATCTGTAACCTTAAGGTTATACTTAAGATTAAAGTAGTCTGCAGTTCTTTGCTTTCTCATATTTCTAATTTGATTTTTGTACCATGAGTCTGCATACCCAGGACTCTTTAATCTAATTGCTTCTTTCTCCGCTTTTGTTGGATTTTTGTTTCCAATATAAGCCTGCCAAGAGGTAGGAGAAATAGTGATAACCTTAGCTCCAGTAGACATAAGCTCAGCAATAACAACGCCATACACATAAGACAATTTTATCACAGCATCTGGAGATCTGACAAGCACTGCTCCTTCTACTACAATATAATCTGCTTTAAGTTCCTGAAGCATTGCATTCATCTTTATTTTGGCATCATATATCTTTTCATATATATCCATACCATTTAATTCAATCTTTCCCCACTTAAGAGGTTTATCATTTTCCATAAGGCAAAATGCTATTGAATTTGTTGAGGCGTCTATGCCAAGAACTCTTGGGGCTTTGGTTTTAACTAGACTAGCTAATCCCATTTAACATGTCCTTTAACCTTTTACGTGTTTCCCGTTTTTCTTTATCAATACACATAGTACAGACTTTAGATTCGCTATAACGACTAAGCTCTCCGCCACATTTACAAAGTCTTACTGCACCATTTCTGATTGCTTTTTTTTCATAATACTTTTCCATAATCCGTCTATTTGTAGCAATACGGCAGCATTCATCAGAGCAATATTTTTGATTATGAGTTTTTGGCTTAAACTCTTCTTTGCAATCTGAGTTTGCACAAATCATATTTGCGGAACCTTAAACATTTCTATTTCAATACTACCCTCATCGGCAGTCTTAGACCAGCATTCCTTTTTAATTGGGCAATACGTGCATGGGGATTTTGTTTTAACAGCCCCATCTGGTCTTACTGGAAGGTCTCCTTCTTTAAAATTATCCCAAACTTTACACAACCATGCAAATGTATCATCAATTATTTTTTGATTTCGATCATTCATTTGAATTGGAATAGTTAAAAGCTCTTGAGTGTTTTTATTTTCATAAAGAAAGAAACCTTCTTTGGCACCAGTAAGTTTCATGTATGTAAGAAGTTGAAGCATATGGTTTGCAGAAGATTTCATTTCTGCTTGTCTTGTATCCCAGACTTCTTGCTTAGCTGTTTTAATTTCACCAATGACAGTCTCACCATCATAATTCATGACAAGGTCAATAAAACCTCTAATTGGAGGATAATCATTTCGTATCTCACGTTCTTCTTCAACAAACTCTGGCATAGTTGCAATAAGCTTCTGCAAGCGTTCATGAGCTTGAGTTCCTTGTGCCATATTAGCAACAGATTGTGCTTTGTTATCATCAATAAAAGTTGCACCACTAAATGCCATGTACCAATATCTAGGACAATTTCCATGACCATAACCAATTGTGCTTGGACTAAATGAATATTTTGTCATTTCTCCGTCTGCACGTTTTGTTGATAGGTAGGCATCATCAAGCCTTTGTCCAAAAAGTTCTGCGTCAAACTTTCCTGCATACTTTCTAAACTTTAAATTATTTACAATGCCTTTAGCCATTTATTCCTCAATAATTATTTCTTGCAGCATACTTCAATGCATCCACAAGTCTGTCCAGTGCTTCTTTGACTGAATAATAAACATTCTTCTTGTTGTTATTCAGTGTGCCAGCTTTATCTTTTGCAAACGTAGCATAAAATGATGCTAGGATTGCAAGCTTTGCACTAAGTGCTTGTAGCTCAATAATTAATACTGGTGCTTTAGCAGAAGGCACTTCTGGGTTCATAATTAATTTTACCAGAATTGCAAGAGCTCTGTCTAACTGTTCATCAGCCATAAACTCATGCATGTCATTAAACTCAGTGATCTCACTAATCAACTCTAGTGTGCTTTTATCACTCATGGTTTTCCTCCCAACATTGGATCAATTCTTCCAGAATAGACCATTCAATAATTCCAAGTCTAACCTTGGATTCCTCGCCAATAATTATTTTTAAAGCTGGATGCTTATCTCTGCTTACTTTAAAAGTGTCAGTACAAATCTTAGACCAGACTGGCTTATTTAATGTAAATGATTTAGAAGCTTCCTTGTAATCCACTAAGAACTTCTTCCATTGAGCATCACCTTTTTGATAATCACCACGTCCAGAGTTTTTTTGTGCTTTAGCACCATCTCTTTTAATCTCAGAACGCTCAGACATTATTTAAAAACAATTGATGAAATGTGTCCTTCAGAACATACCCACATCAATTTTTCTTTCTTTACATAATGAGATGCATTTTCAACTTCTTCTGAACATTCCTGACAAACAAAAGAACCACCAACAACTGGCACAACTTCTTGTGATTCCTTTTTAACTGTTCCTTTTACTTGACCTAAAATGTTATTAAGATCTGACATGAATTTCCTCCTTAAGTTTTCCAACTACTTCTTTATTTTCACGAAGATATTCAACTGTCTTTGCACGTCCTTGGAATCTTTCTTCCCCAACTGTGTACCATGCTCCTCCCTTTTGAACAATGCCCATCATTTCAGCAACGTCAAGAGTTTCACCAACACTATCTACACCCAAAGAGTCCCCCTGGTAGTAAAAGTCATATTGTCCTGATAGATTAGGGGGGCCGAGTTTGTTGTAATCAATAATCCAGTTAACTGGTCTTCCGACTCTTTGTTCGATAATCTTGTCGCCAACTTTAATGCCAGCCTTAATAGCATTAGCTTCAGCCTCTGACGACCAAAGTTTAATGACTGTTGAGGAAAAGAACTTGACTGCCATTCCACCCGTGGGGATGTGCGAAGCATGCATAGATCCAAACTGATTTCGTTGTTGTGAGATGAGAACAAGTAATGTGTTTTTGTTTGCATAATTTAACATCTTGACCGCATGGGTCATATCCTTTGCTTCTGCTCCGATTTGCTTGGTGTCTTGCAAATCTTTCATTTCATTTCCATCTTTTTCAAAGTAAATAGCTGGAAGAAGTGCTGAGATGGAATCAACAACAATTAAATCTACTCCCGCTTCCATAAGTTTTGTAGCAACATCAACCATATCGTTAACAGTTTTTGCTGAAGAATAAATAAGGGAAGATGAATCTACTCCCAATAATTCTGCCCACGATTGATCGTATGATGCCTCAGCATCAATCCAAGCACATGTCTTACCTTCTTGCTGTGCAAGTGCGATCATTTGTAAACAAAAAGACGACTTGCCTGCTGATTTGTTTCCCCAGATTAAAGCCTGACGGCCATATCCAAGTCCACCTTTTAATGCCATGTTAAGACCGATACTTGGTGTTAATTGTTTTTCAACTTTAACATCAACTGCTGATTGAACTCTTTTTCTTGTTTTTGGATCTAAATTAGATAAAATATCTTCTATGTTCATTTGAACTCTTTTCTTTTGTTTAGTATAGCATTAAAATAAATTGCCGTGAAGTCTTGGACGGTTTTTATTTTTATTTACTTTAAAGTCTAAAACATCATCAAGTGAATCTTCAACAATTCCAGCATTTCTCATCGCTGCATAAACATCTAACAATCTAATGATAACGTCTGAAATCTCTTCTACAATTTCATGGCTACCCTTATCTTTTCTTAATGCTTCTAATATTTCTGTTACCTCTGAATGAACAAGAGCCAATTTATTTCCTAGCTTATCAAAAGAAATTTCGCCTTCCCAAAATCCTTTTTCAATTGCTGACTCATGAAGTGTTGCTGCAAATGCATCCAAGCCAAACTCTATGATTGAATTACTTGCTGTCTCCGTCGTTTTCTCCGAGTTCGCTGGAACTCTGAAGTTGTTCGTTGTTATTGCTCCCATTATTTTCTCCTAATGCTATTGTAAATGTCTGGGCCTCTTCGTTATAAGAAACCAACAGCCCAGTATCATTTTGATCTGGATTTAAAAGTAGTGTTGATGGAACATCAACAGACTTAATTGTTTTTAATACTGCAACCAACATTGCTGTTGGACTAATTTGAAAATCAGACTCCATTAGTTATCCTCCACATAAATTGCAAGGTCTTTGTTTTCCTTTAACCAGTTAAAAGTTGTCATTAAATATTCTCGTGTTTCACAATTAGAACACCCATCAAATGGTTGCCATGGCTCCCAATCTTCTGCCACTTCTTCTGTATCATATAGACTATTAAAGCATTGTTCCATATGGTACACAACTGTATCTTCTAAAGACTTTGCTTCTTGTTCTGTTAAAACTACCTCTATCATCTTATTTCCTTTATCAATAAAGTTCCATCTTCTAATTTAGAAAGTGTAATATCGCAAACCATTCCTTCTCTCATCTTAGCTAAAGCTAACTTATACATAGTTGGGAATGCAATTGCTCTTGTCAATTCTCTATCTTTATTTGTTAACACTACGTGTGCCATCGTCTTTCCCGCCTTAGTCTTATAAGGAGTAAAGTTAAGAACCATGTACTGTTCATCAGGTATACTATCATAACTTGCACGATATAAATAGTCTACAAATACATCATCTGAATCTGGTTTAATATCAACAACCTTGACATATCTTGCAATACGATTGTCTCCAACTAAAATGAAGTACATCTGACCAATTTCAATTTGTGTTTGCTCATTATGAAATAGGCCAACAGATCCAGTCTCATCAACAAGTTCAACTCTAGCCCAGCCAGTTCCACGTTTAATTGCCTTAACCATTCCAAACATTACAAATGATCCTAGGTCTTCAAACTCTTCAATTGGACGAGCTTGTGCTTTAATCCATGGTGGAAGATCTAAAAGATTAAACTGTGGAATACCAAGGTACTCATAAAAGTTATCCTGTTCTAATCCTGTTCTTGCATTGTCTTTAAAAGCCGCTGCCCCAATAGCGTTGAGAGCAGAAATAGCCCTAGAGTTAATCCCGCTGCCTTTAGCAGACGCTTTTTTAGTGAAGTCTTCATAACTTAAATATGGCCTTTCCTTAATAATTTTTGCAGAGATGTTATCAGAAATATATTTGATATCTGCCAAGCCAAACCGCATAGCCTGTGCTTGTAATGAGAAATCAATCTCAGATTCATTAATGTGTGGGAGAAGAACTTTTAATCCAAGTCTCTTACTCTCAATTAGATATTCTGTTCTTGAATCAATAGATTGTTCATTCTTTAAGATTGCGAACATAAACTCTAGTGGATAATAGTGCTTAAGCCATGCAGTCCAATATGACACCATAGAGTAAGCAACAGCATGTGAGCGGTTAAATGAGTATCCAGCATGTGCTTCAAAGTCATGCCACAAATGCTCAGCCTGCTCTTTTGTAATATGTTGAGATGCACCAGTAACAAACTGATCTTTAAACTGATCAAATTCTTTTGCATCTTTCTTCTTACCAATAATCTTACGAACCTTATCAGCTTCAGACCATGACATACCGCCTAAGTATACGCAAGCCTGCATAACCTGTTCCTGATAAATAATTACGCCGTAAGTATTTTTTGTAAATGGTTGCATGATTGGGTGAACAAACTCAATCATTTCTTTACCATTCTTACGATTGATGTAAGAAGCCCCTACAGTATTCATTGCTCCTGGACGAACCAAAGCATTTGATGCTGCAAGGTCTTCAAAGTTATCTACTCCCATTTTAATTAGGAGGTTGGTGTATGGAGTTGCTTCCGCCTGAAAAACACCCTTGGTATATCCATCGCTAAGATCTCTATACACCTTTCTATCATCTAGTGCAATTTCTGAAAGGACAATATCTTTATCGTAACGGTCTTTAATTGAAGCCAATGTATCCGAAATGATTGATAGTGCTTTAAGTCCAAGTGCATCTAGCTTAATCAAACCAACATCTGCAACTTGATCCATATCGTATCCAACTACTGGAATACGACCAGAAACTTTATCTTGTGGGTCTTCACGAGTTTCAATTGGTGCATAGTTGCGTAGGTCATCTTTTGCTACAACAACACCTGCTGCGTGAACTCCAGTGCTTCGAATTCTTCCTCGCCAATTGTTAGCAAGCCATTCTACTTCTGGATACTTGTTACGAAATTCTCTAGTGTTAGGTGAATCAACATAGTCTTCAAATGTATCTACTGACTTTAGTGCACGATTAACTTCCTGCAATGGAATCATAAATACACGAGCAGCATCACGAATTGCACCCTTATCTTTAAAGTAAGTAAAGGTTGAAATAGATGCTACGTGTTTGAACCGCTTCTTAAGATATTCTTTAACTTCCTTGCGACGACGGTCTTCAAAGTCCGTATCAATATCTGGAAAGTCGTTACGCTCTGGATTAATGAAGCGGAAGAAAAGTAGGTCGTACTTGATTGGGTCAACCTCAGTGATACCTAAAGCGTAGCAGACCAGTGAGCCTGCAGCAGATCCACGTCCTGGACCTACACGGATGCCATTATCTTTAGCCCAGTTAATCATATCTGAAACAATTAAAAAATAAGAGGCAAAATTTTTTGAGGCAATTACGCCCAATTCTTCCTGTAGCCGCTCCATATACTGGGCTTCTTTAGCCTTCCCAAGGCGTTCTAAGCCCTTAAGAGCCAGCTCCTTAAGTGTGTCATCAGCATTGGTCTTTGGAACAGGCAGAAGGTCTAGTCCCTGATTAAAATTATATTCTTCCACTTGATTAGCAATTAGGTTAGTATTGTCCAAAATGTCTGTTCTGGTAATTCCCTTGCTGGCAAAACTTGCCGCCAATTCTTCCCTGCTCATAATAAACAAATCAAGGTGTTCGAATGAAATGCGGCGGTCAGGCCAAAGATAATTAAATCTTTCAAACATGTCAGTCATGGTACGTGACTTATCAAAATCAAGATCCTTATTTACCTTCGGAGAAGTAGATAGGATTAACATTGCTTCTTCTGCGGACCGCTCACTTTCTTTAGAGAAATGTGCATCAGCAGTAGCAACTGATTTAATTCCAGCTTCATCTGCAAGTTGTAATAGTTTATTGTTAACTTCTACTGGATTATCAGGTTGTACCTCAACATAAAAATCTTCGCCGAAGGTTTGCTTAAACCATTTAAGCATCATACGTGCTTGCTGGTCATCTTCTTTTTCAATTGCTTTTGAAATTAAACCATTAAGACATCCAGAAAGAATAATAATTCCTTCTTTATTTTCTGCAAGAATTTCACGGTCAATACGTGGTTTATGATAAAAGCCTTCTGTCCAAGCAAGTTCCTGCAGCTTGTGAATATTATTTAACCCAGTTTGATTCTTTGCAAGAAGAATAATGTGATTGTATGCCTGAATTGTTTTGTCTGTTTTAGATGAGCGGTCAAATCTATCTGTTGGAGAAATGTATGCTTCAACACCAAGGATTGGCTTTAACCCAAGTTCTTTTGCTGCTATTTGTAAATCTCTATGTGATGACAAAGTTCCGTGGTCTGTAATTGCAATTGCTGTTTGCCCATTATCTTTTGCAGCCTGCATCAATTCTTTTGGAGAGTTATATCCATCCATTAATGAGTAATAGGAATGTACATGTAAGTGCGTAAAGTCTTTATTCAAAGTCTACCTGATTTTCAAAGTGTTCTGAGAGAATTGTTTGCTTATCGTCATCCATGGCACCACAAGATACACAGGTTACTTGACCGTCAAGGTCCAGCTCAAAGGCACATCCTTCTTTATTGCATGATATTGTCATTAGTACCCTCCTAAGCATTCATTACGTGTATGATAAAGTCTAATCTTTGTCATAGTTTTTTTGTTTGGTGCATCTAAATCTTCACCACATGTGCTGCAATTAAATGACCATTCTTTTGTAAAAAAGTTGTATCCATAACCATTAGACTCTCTGTATTTATTAGCTACAAAAGTCTCAAATGGATCTGGGATTTCTAAGTTAATCATTTCCGCCGTTTTCTAAATATAAGATGGGGGTGGTTGCCCACCCCCACCGTATTACCACTCTAGGTTGCTACCTGTTGAGGAAGATGATTCTTCCTTATCTCCTTCACCAAATAGGTAAAAGGTTTCTTGATCTGCATATGGCAGGTCTCGCACTGCAGTTTTTTCTAGTTCGAAGATTTCAAGCTTTGATGAATCAAACTTAACTTCGTCCTTAGCAAGTGGGATGATTGTGTAACTTGTATCTGTTTTTGTACCACTACGCTTGATACGCCAAACAAGATTGCTGATGCTACCCATTTCACCAGCGTATTCAATTAATGTAGGTGTGACAGTCTTTCCGCTGCTGCCTTGTGAAAGGATTGCAACGTAAGGCTCCTCTTTGCCATCATCTACAAGAACATTGATATAGAGACGTGAACGTCCCTTCCAACCAGCCTTAAAGTCTTTACGATGTTGTTCGCAACCCCAGCACTTACCTTGATCGTCAATTGAACATAGTGCCTTACGACGGTAATCTTTTGGATTTGTGTGTTCAACAGCAATAAAGCCTAGTCCAGCTTTTTCTGTATAATCGGGTGAATCAGGATCTAGTTCCTGAAGGAATCTTACTTTTACGCTTTCGCCGTCTTCTAGTTTTACCCAACGGCCTTTAGCTGTATCGCCACCTGAAGACTGTGGCTTGTCCAACGTTTTGTTTAGGTCTTTTAATCCCTTAACGATACCCATATGTATCTCCTTTATTATGTAGTTGATGGTGTAAATCCATCTGTATTACTATTATATCATTGCCAACCAAGATATTCAATGTGCGACACTGAATTTTTTATACAGGTTTTAATTTCTTCATCAGTCATATCGCCTGCATCTTTTGCATCATGTGGGTATATCTTACCATAAGACTCTGAAGCCCACAAGACATCTTTATTTTTTAATTTATGAACAATGTTATTGCCCAATGCTCTTCCAGCCTGATCATTGTCAGTCATTATAATAAGTCTATTAAAATATTTATTAAGTAGACCCAAATTGTTTGCAGAAATGTGTCCACCTAAAGTTGCAACAACATTTGGAAATCCAGCTTGATGAACTCTCATAGCATCAAAGCTAGACTCCACAATGATACAAGTTGCACCGATACGCTTAGCACGATTAACGTTAAAGAGGGTAGCATTCCTTGGAAGCCCTGGGGAGTTCTTGAACTCTTTGGCTTTGACACTTCTGCCAACAATGCCAACACACATACCATCTGGACTATGAACAGGAACTGTAACCATAGATCTGTTATTAGAATAACCAACATTAAAATACTCCAAAGTTTCATCTGTAAATCCACGAGTATACATATACTCTTTGCCTTCAGAAAATTCTTTCATCTCTAAAGAAAGTTTATTTAATATATCTTTATCAAACTCAATAAAATCTGGTTTATCTTCTAGCACATCTTCAAGCAAGTCATCGAAGTCTGCTAGAACTTCTGCCTCTTTTGCAGTAATAAATCTTAATGCTTCATAATCATTGCGATTTGTAATCCGCTTTACAAGATCATTAAGGGTTCCGCTTTCTCCACATGAAGGGTTAAAGCAAAGCCATGCACCTTTTTCTCTACTAACGCTACAGCTTGGACTATGATTGTTAGAATGAAATGGGCAATACACAAGAAAATCATTCCCAGTTTCGCCAGCAATCTTTATATTGAGCGACTTAAGAATAGATTTAATGTGTGATGGTGTATAGCGGACGACATTACTTTGCAATATTTTCATAAATCTCTTTGATAATTCCTCGGTTGATATCCCAGTCTAGGTAAAAATCAAATGCATCTCCATGACGATTCTTGCGAGATACAATTTCAATCATATTTGTATCTGTGTAGCGATGGATAGCAATAGCCATATCAGCATCATATTCAATTGCCTTTGACCATGCAACTTGCGAAAGCATTGGTGGATTATCTTGATCTGAAATATCATCCATTGTTGCTGCAGTAATGTCAATTACTGGAATATTATTATTCATAGCAAGCATTTTGAACTCACGAGAAATATTCATGTTACGTTCTGTTGCACCAGTACTACGTTTTGTATCAACAAACAGCTGGTGATAATCTAAAATAACCATGTCTGGTTTATGCTGGTCAATCTTTGCTTGAACTGTATTGGCACTTACTTCACCCATACCTTCATTTGATACAAGAACAAAACCATTTTTGTCAGCAAAATTCTTTTTACCCCATGAATGGAAATCATCTACGTTTACATCACCTCTAGAAAAATCAGAAGCCTTAAATAAACCAGAACCCATCATAGTATAGATACGGTTACGCATATCTTCTGGAGACATTTCAAGAGAAATAATCATTGGTTTAAATCCTTGTTCCCAAGCCTTGCATGCTAGGTATGAAGTAAACCATGTCTTACCACGTCCAGGCCAACCAATAGCAACAATAAGGTGTCCTGGAGCCATACCAGTTGCATAGGCAGTATCAATTGCTTTAAAACCTGTAGGGATTCCTGGACTGCCACCCATGACTGCAGAACGTGCACGAAGTTGCTCAAAGTATTTTTCTGCTGATTCAAAATCAGTTACGTCAATATCACGAACATTGCTTGTAAACTTAGAAAGACTGGCAAGGTCTGATTGCATTTGTGCAATAACTCTAGAAGGTGCATCTTCTTTAAGACCTGCACCACCACGTAAAATAATTGTCTTTAACTTATTAGCAAGGTACTCTGTTTTAAGTTGATCTAAATAATATCCAGTTTCTGCTTTTGGATCAGATGCTTCAAAGTCTCTGAAGCGTTCTTGTAAAATGCCAACTTCTGGAACAGCTTTAAACTTATAGTAGTATGACTTTAAGCCATCCCATACATCTTTATGAGAGGTAAATAGTTCATCAACATTATCCGCAAGGATAGTGCTGATATCTTTATTCTTGCAAACCGCTGATATTAACGTTGCTTCTGTGTTCATTTAGCCGCCTCTCTCTTTCTTCCACCATTGCCTTAGTCTTAGATCTTAGCATATCTCTATGTGTTTTGTCATCTTCCATATCTTTCCAAAGCTTATCTAGCTTGTCAAAATTATAAAAGAACCAGTTTAATGGATGACCGTACTTAGATAGAGTAAAGTAATACCCTATAAGATCTTGTGCTCTGCTATATCCTACACTATCAATCAAATCTTGCATAGCCCATTTTTCTTTAAAACGATTTAAAGTAGGCTTCTTTCCATATCTTTCTTCAAATAAAGATACGTAAAGAGTAATAAGAGCATGGGGCTCTTGATTACCTTGTTTAGTTGCCACCCTTTAATTCCTTTTCCATTTCATTTGCTTTCTGGACTAGCTTTTCTTCTACAAACTTATAGACACGATCAGTTGCAGTATCTACATTCTCACCACTTCTTACGATGTCTTCCACTCCGATACCAATTCGAACGCTCTCGTAATTCCCTAGGTTCCTTGTGTAATGGAGATCCACCTTCACTATTGTGCTTGATGATTCTTTGCTCATTATTTTCCTCTTCCGTAGCAGCGAACCCCATTGGGAGTCCCTTCTTAATTCTTGGTGTATCTGAAAGTATGCTGGCTACTTCCATCCATGCACCCGCAATTGTAATTAACCCAGCAACATTTTTCTTTTTATTAGCATGCATAGATGCAATATCAAGATTATAAGCAATACGTTCAAGAGCTAGATCTTCATCTAGGTCTTCAAATTCTTCAGTCATTAGCTTTCCAAACTGGAACAAACTGTCCCTCAGATGTCTTAGTATACAATATAACGTTATGTTTTATCAAGGCCTTTAACTCAGATTTTGTAGGAAGTTTTTCAATTTCCCTGCCTGCTGAAATTATATAATCATATAGTTCAACAATATCATCTTCGCTAAACATATACTGAGACCATTTAAAGTTTTCTGCATTTCCAATAGGATAGACCTTTTGTGGTGCACGTACTTTACCTTCAAGTATGTAATCTTGAATTGTAACTCTGTGTTTATTCAGCATCTTGCAAACTTCTGCTAAAGTATAAGCGTTTTGTTTATACTTTTTTACATCAGAAAATACATACAAGACTCTTTTCTTATCCTCATAAGACCATGCAATCAAAGTGTTTTTAACCCTAGATGACTTCAAGACTTTATGAAGCTTTTTGTTCAGGTAGAAATACCGAAATTTTTCTTGTGGTCTTGTTCCCTTTGATCTAACCATTTTCCGAATGCACTCGTTTCTTTACTAATCATCCATCTTTTACCGCACATCAAGCAGTAAAGTTCTATGTGAAGCTTCTGAGAGAATACTCTATCTACAAATACTCTACCACCGCATTTAATACAGTTCATCATGCTGAAAACTTCTTTCCATCTACATAGCAGGTGTAGTCCTTTGCTATTTCAATAAGCTGAATGTGAGGCTTGTTTCCATTTTCAATGTGAGCAATTGCAAAAGCTTTTTGCCAGTTATGATTATTAGTATACTTCATGCCATCACTATTTTCATCACACATGTGTCCAATTTCATATCCACGAAGTGTTTCTCCTTCTCCACCGTTGCGTAGTTGAAATGTTTGATAAAATGTTCCTGCTCTATGTGAGTGTCCACGAATGATTGAGACTCCAAAGTTTTCAACATCCTTGCGAACTGATTCTCCTGCATTTTGAGAAATAGCATTTCCATGATGTACGTGAATATCTCCAAAGCGAAGCTTAGGAGCATCATTGTAATAAATATATTCATAACCCAATGAGTCTAAAGACCACAGTGCTTCTGGTGTTACTTCATTTGCATACTCTGGCAATTTCTTATCAAGGTATTCAAAGATACGAATATCATGGTTACCGAGTGCTGAGAACAGTTGTGCATTAGGCATCATGTCTCTAGTCTTTGCATAAAAATCTCTTGCTGCTTTTGCTTCGTGACGAATCATAGGAACAATAAGATCCTTGCTGTCATCCTTATGCAATTGCATAAATTCTGCTGAGCGGCCTTCCGTATATCTACTATAGCATGCCTGATCATCTGTATCTCCAAGGTAATCAATTACATCTGGCTTAAACCATTTCATTACTTGGAACCACAAACTGATGGCACGGTCATCTTGATACGGGAACTGCTGGTCGGATGAAAGCATCCATTTCAAATCGTTTGACATTAATTTATCTATTCTATTAGACACAAAAAGTCACGATTGCCGTGACTTATTGTTTTTATAATTGTACTATTAGTTATTGTTTTGTCAAGAACTTTTTGCTACTGCAAAATAATGTAGCTTGACTGATGCTGGAGTGCTTATATCTTTTCCTAGGCTGCTTTTTGCTCTAGTAAGAATTACAGTACATCCTCCAGCTTTTGCTGTCCCACCCTTAATAAATGAAATAATTTCAGAATCAGTAGATGTTGTTTCAACAGTTACCTGTACTGATGCTGGTTCAGATGTAAGTGGTGGTTCAAATGTTATAGCAATTTCTTTATATGTTTTTGAAAGATCAACTCCACCAACATTATGAATGCCAGCAACCATTTTTTGTGCAATTGCTTTATTTGCTAAAGCACCAAACTGATCTGGGAATGAGGTTGCCTTTGCATCAATTTGATTTAACTTTGTAACCAAATCTTGCAATTGTGTGGAACTAATTGGCCCACCATCTTGAAAAACAATATCTGCCATTATACTTCGTGATCTCCAAATTCAATTTTTTCAAGAAGCTCGTCGTTATACTCTTGCATAGCCTGCTTTTTTTCTTCTTGCTGTGTCATTAATGTTGTTAACTCAGCTCTAAGTATGGCAATCTGTGTCTCATATTGTGAGACAATCTCACCAATTCTTTGTTGCAAGGCTGTGATAATTAACTCTGCCTTTTCCATTTATGCTCCTGCTGTAAGATCTGCCTTTTCAGAATCCAAGAGTGCTTTCTTGGCCTGTAATTCTGTAAGTCTTTCATCTAGCTTTGTTGCATATGCATTATCTTTATCAATAGATGCACCGTATTCAATAATGTCTAGCTCTAAGCCGTAAATTGCATATTCAACATTCTTAATATGTTGATTAAGGATGCTTAGCTTATCCTCGTTTGTTAGTAGTGATGTCATTTGTTCCTCCTGTTATATTATAGCAAATTAACCCTAACGGGTCAATACCCTTATTTTTATACTGCTGTTGAGAATGTTCCAGTTTTAGCGGCTCCCAAACCATCTGTATATGTTATAGCTGCCCTTAACCATCTAGGGCTTGTAACTGGAGAAACAGCAATATCGTAGCTGGCTGTTGTTCCAGTTGATATACTAGATCCAAATCCAGAAGTAGCACTAGTTGAACTAATTTGAACAACATATCCTGTAAATGTTCCACCAGTAACCGATCCTCCGCTCCAAGTCCATTGCTTTCTTCCAGTTGTAGGCTTGTTGTTTCCAACAAATGTAACGGTTGGTGCAGAAGCAGAGTTTGAATTTGCTGTCCAAACTGCATAAAAAGTTACATTTGCTGTTAAGTTATATGAAGCTCCTCCTGAATATGCAACAGCTCCTCCAGCAGACAGAGCCCAGCCAGCAAACGAACAGTTTGTTCTAGTAAATCCATTTGAACGTATTGTAACGCTTCCGCTTCCAGTTGTTGCAGTTGTTGATCCACCAGTATTTCCATTGCCATCATATGTAATTGTATAAGTAGGAACTGCTGATGTTGTAAAACTATAACTTGCTGAAGCTGTTTGTGAGTCTGTAGAATATACAGTTACTGTTCCGCTATATGGAGTGCTTGGACTAAGATTACTAAAAGTATAAGTTTTTACATTTCCAACATATGTACTATCAACATAAGCATAAGATTGATTTGTTGCTGTCCAGTTAATTGTTGCTGAAGTTTGTCCCACTCCGCTATTTGCTGACATAGTAATAGTTGGAACAATTGGTGCATAATAACTTACTCTAGTTGATGACCACGGGCTTATTGTTAAAGATGTTGTGGATCCAGATCCAGTATTTGTTAATGCAGAAACAGATCTAACAGAAAAATAATACGTTGTTCCACCAGAGGGAGACACTAAGTTTGTGACGGATATTGGAGAGGAAGATCCATTTGCATCGTATCCAGTTGCAGCAGGAATTGAATCAGAGACACTCCAATATGTTTGATAATATGGTCCAGATCCACCACTAAAATAAACATTAAAGTTTGCACCACTTTTACTCACACTGCTAGGTGTAGGTGCTGTTAAATAAGCTGGAGCAGCGTTTGTTGTAAAATATTGATATGTAGGGCCAGAATACAAATCATCATAGTTCCAGGATCTCATATAGATATAGTAACCAGTACTTGCGGATAACCCAGTTAAACTAATTGGACCAGTATAAATATTAGTCCAGTTTGTATTGTCCAAAGAATATTGATTCCAGTTAATTGTATTAGATCCAGGTGATGAAGTTGTTGTAAATGCAATACTTGCTGTATTATAAGATGAACCAGTTCCAGGAGTAATTGTATTTATGCTTGGAGCAGAAGGATTTGTTCCATCTATATTTCTATATATAAGGTTTGTTGAAGTTCCTCCATCAGAATATGCAGCATTTGCTAATGCATAATCAGAGCCTCTTGCACGAACAGAATATCTGTAATACCTATAATAAGCAGCGGTATAAGTATCAGATGTTGCTGTTTTATAACTTGATTGATTTAAACTTTGCAAAACTGTCCATGTGGAATTATTATTGCTTCCTTCATATTGAACTTCATAATTTGGACCACTTGAAGAAGCATTCCAGGAAACAGTTAAAGTTCTATTTCCAGAAGGTTCAGATGCGGATTGAACTGCTCCAGAAGGAAAACTTTTACTTCCACTTATTGTTGTAAATGGTTGAGGATTATTTGGGGCAAGGAATGAATTTTGATATACATCTCCAGGTTGCCCAAGTGTATTGTATGGAGTTATTGTAAGGTAATATGTTGTTCCACCTGTTAAGCTTCCAATATTTAATGGATTTGCAGTTTGAGAACCTCCAGATGAGAATAATGATCCAGAATAACTTCCAGATCTTAATTCATAACCATAATAAGAGTATCCATTTAAACCATTAAACGAAACTGATATGCCAGAAGAATTTACAGTTGCACTAGTTACAGAAAGCATTGATGTAACATATTGATTTGTTGCAGTTAAAAGACTGTGATATCCATCATCTGCTGAACCAAAGTCTCTAGTATGAGTTATAAAGTTTGCAGAAGGAATTTGTGCTTGAGTTTGTCCAAAGCTTCCTACAGTACCGTCCATGTATATTCTATATGTTGTATTTGTAGAAATAACATAAGGGCCTGGCAACCCAGATGTTTGTGTTGATCCATTATAAAGTCCAGGGCTAACTGTAGTTAACGGAAGAGATGATCCCTTATTACAAATTAAAATATCTGCATACCCTGGATTTAAAGAATCAAATTTAACTTGATATCTTAATGCATAGGTTGAAACTCCAACATTTTGATATTGATATCCAGAAAATTGAATATAATAATATCTACCATCAGAATAATATCCAGTTGTGGTTTCTGCCATATCTAATGGGTATACTGCAATTAATCTTCCACCGCTTGGAGTTGTTGATGTTGTGCCACTATCTAAACCAATTTGCCCATTTGTATTTGGATATAAATAATTTCCAAAAGAAAATGAGTATGAGGCAGGAACATTAAATGTAATTTCTGAAGAATACTGATATATGTTTTCTGCATTTCTTGCTCTAACTCTAAATATCAAAGTTCCAGTAGGAACCAAAATTCCATCTGTAGAAACATATTGGGGAGCATCTGTGACTGTTAATGCATCATACCATGTGCCTCCAGATTTATATTGAAGCGTATAGTCTAAAGAATAAGTTGATGGATTCCAAAATGCCCTAATGTAAGCTTGAGAAGAATTGTAAGCAGCATAAAAAGAAATTGATGGGTTTCCAGGTGTTGTTGGATAGTTGTATATTGGTCCAAGTACAGCTGAGTTATTTGTAATTGATTGTGCACCGTTTGCACTTCCAATTGAATAAAACCTGAAATACTTTCCAATTGTGCTAACATCAGTTGACCCATCATATACAGTTAATGGAATATATAAATAATGATCTACACCTTGATTTGGTTCTGAACCATAATAATTTGTAGTTTGATACCCTCCATATATTGGAAAATAAGATCTTGTTTGTAATGCTCTCCATGATGAATCTGATGCTGTTGCAGAAGAAGCCCACTGCCAGCCCCAATAAACAGTACTTGCTGAAGGTGTATAAGTTTGAGTATTAGCTTTAAGTTGATAATTAATTGTTTGATATCCATCAACTTTTGTAATTGTTACTGGTGAATTAATTACTGGCTTAGAACTAACTACAGTTGCTGTGTAATATGTACTTACAATTGGAGCCGTATATAATGCAGTTTGTATTGGGTCCATAGTATATGTATTATTGCCAGTCATAACTACATAAATTGTATATCCAAGGTCGGAGGGTGATGGAGTATAGGTGTCATTTCCAGAAAATTCTGTTGTGTTATCAACTATCCAATTTGCTTGATACATTGTATGAACTTGAACACGATTGCTTTTATCTGATAGTGGTGAGCCTCTATACCATTCTATAGTTGAATAATATCTATCTATAGAACGTGTGTATGCATTGTTCCAATAAAAATCAAACTGTATCGGGGTTCCAACTTCTGTTGCTGTTGAAGAAATTCCAGTTGTCCCGCCATTTACTCCAGTTATTTTATATGGTTCATTTTTGTGAACATATACTGGCAAGCTATTGGCTACTCCAGTTCCATAAGCATTTGTATATAAAGCTCTAAAGAATAAATAATTTCCATCATACTGATCATTGTTTTCTGAAGACCCTACATAATACGTATCTGAGCTATCTTTAATTACATATGCATTTGTTCCTTGTTTATTATCAGCAGCATACCATTGATATTTTGTTTGAGTAAATGGACCATTGCCCCAAGAAGAAGGATTTTCTCTTCCCCACAATTTAATTCCAATTACTGATTCTCCAGTTGGATCTGGATATTGAATTACTGCACCTGAAACAACAGTTCCAGTATATGCGTCATGTCTAATTGTAGGAGTTTCTGTTGTATATGGAATTCTACTAGAAGAGTCAAACATCTTGTTCCAAACGTTTCCAGTTTTAATATATGCTTTTCTAACTGATGTCCAAACTGGACCAGTTTTAACATACATTCTTTTTATCTTAGACCAAGAAGAGCCTACTTTTATGTATGATTTTCCTGCCATATTTTAATCCGCTGTACTAAAAATAATATCCCCAGATACACCTATCCAAGAATAACCAACGGGCTGATTGTTATTTGCTGAATATCTTCCCGTAAGGATGTTTGTTTCTGTATTTCCAGAACGGAAAAAAGCTCTTCCTCTGCTAAGAGTTCCTTGTGCATTAATATTTAACGTAGTAGGAATATCTGCATAACTATAACTTGGGTGAGTGGTAGACCCAAGACCTTGCATGACATAGGGGCTAGAAAGGTTTGATTTAAATATAATGTGACCGTTATTAAAAATAATTGAAGAGTTAAAAGTTGACCCATAAGCACCAATTTCTGTAAACCCTCCAGATCCAGTAGACATTAATAGTCTTGGACCAGTTGAACCAGATGTATTTTTTTGAATTATACCAATTGTTTCTGTGGCACTTAAAGAAACTGAAGAAGTATCAACACTGCGAATAGTTGTATCAGCATCTGTACCTCCTAAAGAGTCAGTAGTTCCATCCCAGTTATATGTTGAGCTAGTAGCACTCAATGAAGTCCCTGCTACTGCTTTAATTTGAAATGGTTGATCATGTGTAGCATTAAGTGTAAGAACTGCTTCTTTAGTATTTGAATTAAATGTCAATGCACCAGCACCTATAGAAAATTCTCCACTATTTAAATTAATAGTTGTTGCTGGAACGTTGGTTTGGTTTATAGTAACATAACCTGTAGACTGAATAATTCCAGTACTAATTTTTCCACCATCAACTTTTGTATAATCTCCAGTAAATAATCTATCTAAAGATTTGTAAAAATCAACAAGATCTGTTAAGCTTTTTCCAGTTCCATTATTAAACCCCGTACCAGTTGCAAGGCTGTCTGTAAGTGTAACTATACCGCCAACATTATTTTTTGAATACTGAATATCATCATAAGTTGCACCACTTGTGATTGTAAGTCCGCCACGAATATTTAAATTAGTTCCATCCCATTCTAAATAATTTCCTGATCCAGAACTTGATCCAAGTGTAAGGTGTCCAGAAGAAGTTAATTGAAAATTGCCAGATGCAGATGAGCTAGACTTGTGAAGAATTCCACTTGTACCATCAATTTCAATATGTGATCCACTAATAGGACCAACAGCAAGTCTTCCGTTTGTACTGTCTAACTGAAAAGTATTATTGTTTGCTTGCAATGAAGTAGCATCAATTGTAAAGCCACCTATTGATCCAGCAGTGGAATTTAATATTCCGCTACCAGAAACACTAAATGGATATTTTCCATTAACTGCTGTTCCAACATTTAAAGCATTAGTAAGTGTACCTGTTGCACCACTTATGTCCCCACTAAAAGAAAGATTGCCAGAAAAGTCTGCTCTCATTGCTGGAGTTGTACCATCAGATTTGTAAATTGTTAATCCTGGAAGAACACCATTTGTAGTTGTTGTTAAACCACTAAGTGTAACTCTTGCACCAGTATCTGCACCAGCTTTAAGATATGTTGTAAATGCACCATTTCCAGCGACAAGATTTTCAATAGATATTACACCATTTTCAAGATCTATTTTATTTGCTTTTGTTGGTCTGACTCCAACAGAATTAATTCTTGTCCATGTGGCAACGCCATTTTCTTTATACACGGTTCCATCTGTATTAGTTGCAATGTAATAATAGAATGTGTCAAAAGCATATCCGACATTAGCACCCAAAGGTATGTTTGCACTATTCTTTGCATTATTTACAGATAGCTGTGCTACTGGTATTCCTGGTTCTGTTGTAACTGAAGCACCAACATTTGTTGTTGAAGCATTAATTACAATAGATTGAAAACCTTTAAATGTTGAAGATACGTATGTACCATCCCATGAAACCTGTGTTCCAAATGGAATTGATGTAACTGAAAGTCCTGTTGGAAGTGTGGGTGTTTCTACAACTTGACCAATTCCCTGAACTGTAATTGTTCTTGTTACGCTAAATAAAGATGATGTAGTACCGTCAGAACGCAATGCTTTAAGCTTTACTATATATGTACCTGCTGGGGCAGTAATTGTTTTTGTTCCTGAAGCTACAAATGAATCGGCTGGCTTTGTTCCATCAAATGGTGCTCCGCTAATATAAACATCTACTCTTGCAACATCTGTTGCTGTTGATCCACCAGCCGTTCCAGACCATGTAACCTTAATATATCCAGGTCCACCAACAACATCATTAACTCCAAGGTCTGGCTGTCCTGGTGTTGTAATTAAACTTGAAAGAACATCCCTTGTTGCAGACCAATCGCTTTTTGTGCCATCTGCAAACAACCATTGAAATTGAATTCCATAATGTGTATCTGGGTTTAAACCTTTTACTGTAACATCAAAATAATTTTTATCTGATGGATCTGGAAAACCAGTAAAAGTTAAATCAGCAGGAATGTTTAAGTTTGCCATTAAAAGTTCAATGCCAATCTAAACTCTATATCAACAGGTCTTCCAGCAAGTTTTGTAAGCGGTGAACTTAATACTGATCTAGCAATGATTCCATATTTAGGATCAAAGGTGTCCTCGTCATTAATTCTTAGCCCATCTAAATACACAACAGTATTACCAGAAGATTTAGCTGCTACCTCTACTCCAACTTTAATAATTGATGTTGAATCTGGATTGCCACTAATTGCTAATGTTGATAAAGCTGCTTTTTTAATTGCTTCTCCTGTTGAAGAAAAATTGTTAAAAGTAGTATACAAATAATCTGTATCCGAACTATAAAACTTTATTTTAATAGAAGATAGATTGTTGTCTTCCTGATTATAAGCTAATGTAATTGTGTCATTTGCACTATATCCAGCAAGGTTAAAGGTGTCAACCTTTGAAATAAATTCTTTTGATGAATTTGATACGGACTGTACTTTAAACATGGTGGCACCAACTCTAGGAGTAGGTGTTGTTACTAATTGTGGGTTGTATAAATCTGCATCAAACCATAACATGTTGTTTTCAAAATCTGTAATAAATTTGCTATCTGTAGCATTTAAAGATTGCTTACTTGATGGATATAAACCAACCTCTTTAATTATTCCAGCAACATCTTGCGGGACAGTTGTTTTGTATACAACTGCATATGTGCTATCTCCATTGCTATCTGTTTGAATATCAATTGTAGCAAGTGAGACTGGGAAACGATAAAATTCAAAACCAAGTCTTGTATCATTCCCACTTGCATTTACTGCTGTTGAATCTATTCCAAATGCCATCTCTTGAGCTGGGAATGCTGATCCTCCTGCAAGATAAGAGGTTAAAAATCTTTTTCCAAATTTAGTAATCATTGTTTAGGAACCAACGCATTCAATCCAATCACTTGCCTTCCAGTAGAATTATGCACTCTAAATGTAATATTTACTTTAGGTGGGACAACACTAAAATCAACTTCCTGTTTTAAAATTTGAATATCAGAAAGATCTGGTGCTAACCCTCTAAGACCTATAGTATAACTTGCATCGCCTTCATCAGCTTTTGGCTTGTCAACCCAAGAGGGATCCTTTGGACCATTTGGATTATTAGGATCTTCTGGCTTAGTTGGATTGTCTGGGTCTCCAGATGATCCACCAAAATCTCCGCCATGCAAATAAGCTTGTGCATATTTACTTGCTAAATCTCCACCAACAATTCTAACAAAAGATGGATCTAAATCAACAAGCTCTGGTGAGCCAGCAACTAAAAATATTGGGGAATTTTTAGCAACTTGATTACTGGAAACTTTAGTTGGCTTGGTCATAATTTTATTATACCATTTATTGGCTATATATAGATCTAGCCGTAATAGTGGTAGTTAACCCATCCTTCCATGCTTGAGTTACATTTGTTACAACAAACTTTTGAGTATTTGTTAAATCATTATAAGGATAATCAACAACAATAATATCTGCTACAGATACTAATGGGTTTCCAAACACGTTTATATCTATTACCCTTTGTTTATTTTTCCATTGCTTTTTAATCCAGTCAGACAGGTTCTTGGCATCTGATTCTCTTTGAATCCATTGAGAGTCAAATGTGACTGGCTCTTGTGGAGAATACTTATCAATTTCTGTATCCATATATTCAATTGGGCTACTCTTGCTAATTGTTGGACCAATAATAGCAAAAGATGTCATTGCACCGTCGCTTAATGGTACATAGGTGCCTGTGTTATTTAAAACATAAGCTTCTCCAGTAAACACCCCAAGTTTTTGTCCAAGTAATGAGACAGCCTGATTTAAACCAGTAGTTACGTATTTTGGAATTGCTGGAGATGAATCGTATCTAGTTTTAATATTTCTAATTTCTCTGGCAACTGGGCCAAACTCATCTATGTATTTTGTGGCTGTGGTTGAATCAGTTTGTTGTAATCCAGTAACAAACAAATCTCCGTAAGCCATATCAATTCCAGCCTTAATAAAATTATCTTTGTAAATATTATAAAGTGATGCTGAGTCATATTGTGATTTTGTAATAGGCATTGCATAAGCATAATCAAATGCTGCCGTTCCAAGATTTGCATATAGTGCTATGACTGCTGTTTTTGAAAGTCTATCTACAGAAACTCCACCAATTGTTTTTGTTGCATCAGTTGCAGTTATCTTAAATCCATTTACATATGCAATAAGTGTGGTACTAGTTGATCCATAGTCCACAAAAATATCTATCTTATATGAGGATCCGTTGTATATACCCCTTAATTTTGCTGCATCGCTAACAGATTGAGAGTCCTGCAGCACATACTTTTTACCATTAATAATTTTATAAAAGTTAAATGAGTTTCCACCTTGAGCTGCAGCAGTAGATGTTGTAGCAACAGAAACGTAATATCCAGTTGCCCCATTTGAAGAAGCATTTAAAAAAAATCCACAGCCACCTGATTGTTTTGTATCGTTTAACGTTGCTTTAAAAAACATAGTTGTTCCAAAAGCAAAGTATTCTCCAGAAGTATCAATGCCAGAACCTTTAACAATTATTGAATTTGTTGTGTCATTTGAATCTGTATTTATAGTAAGTAAAGATTTTGAAACATTGAATTCTTTTCCAACTGTATATGAAACTTTTTCTGCACCATCATATGTGCCAGTTGATGTATTTGCAGGAGATGCAACGCTTGCCTGTGTTGCTTGATATCCGTATACGTCGTATTGAAGTGCCATTATTTCCAAATCACCCCTTGATATCCATTCCAGCCTAATGCTGCATTTTTAGCATCAACAAAATGATCTGCTATTTTTGTGCCAAAGGCACCTCTGGTTTTAATTCTGTATCTTCCTGTTGGGATAAAGGTAGACTTATAAGAATCATTTCCAGCATTACTTATAATTCTTGCTTTTCCTTTGTTCTTTAAAAGGTCTGACTCACCAGTAATATCAACAGTTACATCTTGTGCACTATCAATATCCACATACTGATATTCTATAGCATCATATTCAATAATTTCAGATCCAATTAAAAAATGACCATTAAAACTATATACAACTTGTTCTGAAGACAAATCATTTACTGTGATTGGATTTAACTTCATATAAACTTTTGTATTTGAAGTTGGTAAAGTTGAAGTAAGTAGGTCCGATGCTAAAGCAGCTGCTGCTAAATAAGAATCTCCTGATGTCCATAGTGGTGCACTATTTTGATCATAAGCTGATGAAACAACTGTATAATAAATTACTTTAACTTGATTTGCTGATGGCAAATCTTTTTTGGTTAATGAAACTATATTTGCTAAATCTGTTCCAGATGTTGCATTTCTAAATGTGTGCTGTGTAGTTCTTGCATTATCATATATATAATCTCTTGTGTAAATCTGCATAACATTATTTTCGTCAACTACAGCACTCATTTGTGCGTCACGGCAAAGAGATTGAAGGTTATCCCACACTGTTGTAGTACTGTCAGACCACCAATATTTTGGAGATATGATTGAGCTATCTGAAGTATTATAATTAAAGTTATAGTTTGTGTATCCGACAGAATCTAATAGCCTTCTAATAATTGCTATAGAAGAAAATGATTCACACATTATGTCTGGTGCCAATGTGTCCTGAAGTATCTTTGCAGAGTCTAGTCCAAATAAAGTTAGATCACCAAATTCTGTTATGTCCCAGCTATCTAAATAAAATGTACCCTGATTAATCTTATAGTACTTTCCTTTTGAATCTGTTTTTGAATCTGCGTCTGCTGCATTTGAATCATATAACTTTAGGTAAACATTAATTTGTGCTTGCTTATACAAATACATTTTTGTTAAATCTATTGTGCTTGACTTATTATAAGACTGAAAAAACATTGCTGCTGAATCATATTTATTTAATGACATATTAAGTGAGTTGGCAGTAATATTTCCAACTGGAACTAAAGCTTCTGTACTAGATGAAGATTCTTTTCTAATATCAAAATCAACTACATAATCTGTAAGATCCCTAACCCAATGTGGTGCAAATTCAATAACACCAATATAACCGCCTGGATTAGTTGCTGTCAAGGAAGTTGTTGTAAAGCTCTTATAAGAATTTAAATTTAAATCATTAGAATTCTTAGACCATGACGTTCCATTGTAATATAGTGTAAGACTTCCTGCATCATAGTTTATAGAGTTAAAGTTTTTAATATCTGCTGAAGTGCCAGATATTGTTGAGTCGCCAATTGCTACAGTCCATGCTGATGGCATTGCATGGCTAATTTCAAAAGTTACTACAACTTTATTAGCATAAACTGTTTTAGGGTATGTAATGTTTATGACTGCATTAACATTTTTAGGGCTTACCCAATACTTATAGTAGGTGTCTGTTCCAGCGTAATATGTTCGATATTTAGTTGTAGCTGTTTGACCTGAAGGCTTAAATGTAACTGTTGATGGATCACCATAACTTTGATTTGCAATATCACCAAAAATTCCGTATTTAACTCCAGCGGAAACTGGTCTTAATGGTTTAATTATAGTATCTAAAGGAAATAGTTTTTTAAATGGTTGTCTTCCACCAATTGTTGTATAATCATTTCCAGTAATTGATGAGTCTGTAAAATCAACCATTGAATTAACATTAATATCAATTGTAGCCCCAACACCCATGTTGAGTGTAGTGCTTTTAGATATTAAATCTTTGGCGGTTTGTGGAACAACAATCATTATACTTCTTCCAGCGATATAGTAACATCCCAAAACTCTTGGGGTGTATCAGTTGATTTTGCCTTAACGTTTCTTTTAATAATTGAAAAGTTGGCACTCTGGAAAGATACGACTATATTATCTTCTGTGGTTACTCCGTTATATGATAGTTTTATTTTAAATGAATTTTTGCCTTTAGATCCAAGGTAAAAATCTCTCATCTCTCTTGCACCCCATCCACCGTCTACAGTCATTGTAGATAGTGCTGGTAGCATGCTCCAAGAAGTATTGAATGTTTTTTTATCTGCGATAAAAAGCTTTCTCAATGTGCCATTTGATGTTCTTAAATTTTGTTCAATTCTTGTAATATCTAATGAAATTGGAGATCTATTATGCTCAGTTAATTTTTGCCATGTTGGTGTATCCGTTGTTGATGTATCAACAAAGAGTGCAGAACCTACTGGTAAATATACTGTGCTCAATTAAATGTCCTTTGTGTTCCGTTCATAGCATTTAGCTGACGCATCTTTCTTTCAATTGCGTTGGCTACATCATCTGGTGTTAAATTAGATCCATTAAGTGTTACATTAATATTATACTCTGATCCGCCAGATTGAGCAAGACCTCCCGTACCCATTTTTAATCTTCCGCCAGTTGTCATTCTTGGCATATCATATCTAGCAACAAGTCCGCCTGATGCCATTTTATTTAAGTTATCAAGTGCTGGTACACCAATTGATTTTACTGAGCTTGCCTTAATTACATATTCGCCATTTGAAAGCATTGTTGGAATAGAGTCTGATGTTCCAGTTCCTGGTCCACGGATGATTCCTCCATCTGCTTTATTTGCCATATCAATTTCAACAATTTGCATTCCATATGTATTATTAAATAGTGAACCTTTTTTAACTCCATATGTATGTCCATTGACTGTAAATCTATCACCAATCTTAAAATTCTTTCCATCATTTTGTGAAAGCAAAGATGTTCTGACCTGTTGTTTAATTGTTCCGCCTTTGTCATACATTGCATCTTGTCCTTCTCCAGTAAGAGTATAGGACTGCTTTTTAAATAATTCTGAAGTTGTATATTGAGTTCCAGATGCTTTTTTATCTGCATCCAAAACAGCTTTTGCATTCAAGTAAACTGTATTTGCAGATATTCCAGCTTCAAGACCCTTACGTGCAGAATTTAAATATTCTTCTGCCATTTCTGCTGGAGTCTTTTTTACAGTTGTTGGATAAGCTCCACTATATACAGTCTTTGTATCTGAGATTCCAGGTGTTGCAAACTTTCCGTCTGCAATTGCTTTAGCCAATGCTGCAATATCGTCTTTGTAGGTTTGTGTCTTTTTATATGCATCGCCTTGCTCATTAAGACCTTTTTCTAATCTTGTAAATGCTGCTGTTACCAAAGATGCTTTGGTTTCTAAATCTGCAATTTCTTTATTTGTTTTATTAAGAGCATCTGAAGCAAGGGTTGCTGAGTTAGCTAATTTATCTTGTGCTGCATTTAATGCATCTATCTGGGCTTGTAGTGGTGCAACATCTTTTTGCCTTTTTTCTTCAATTGCATTTACGCCAGCTGTAAGTTGTTGTTGTTTTTGTAATCTGTCTACCTCAAGTTGTGCTTGAGCAGCTGCTTGCATATTGCCTGTAGCAATTGCATTTTGATATTCCAATCTTTTTTGTTGAATTTGAAGAACAATGTCTTCAGCTGCTGCTTTATCTTCAAGTGCTTTCTTTTCTGCTTCTGCCTTTTTATTGATTTTATCAATTTGATCATTAAGTGATTTTAATTGAGCTTTAGAATCAATTTGTGCTTTTGCAGATTGCCCTGCAGCTTGCTTTTCATATTTAGCTTTATCATCATAAAGAGTTTTTAATCTAGCATTTGTTTTTTCCAACATCCCGCCAGATGCACCTAAACCTGATACAACAGATTTTTCAATTGCTGCATCCATTGTTTGTAATGCAATTGCTGCTTGTCCAGTTAAGGTTACAAGGTCTGCGGTTGATCCACCAATAAGGAGCTTATACTTTGCCCATGCTGATTGAATATTGTCTGATGTATTAAGAATTTTTGCAAGCTCTGGGTTTTCATTTTTAAGGTTATCAATCATTGATTTAGTAAGAGTTACACTTTTTCCAGCACCCTTATTGATTGCTTCAAACTGTACGGCTGCGGCATCTACTGGCTTGCCCATCTTCTTAGCATTTGCTTCAATGTCTAGTATTGCAGCATCAATACCTTGCAATGCAGTCATAAATGCCTGTGTTTGAGCTTTACCATTTGAAAGTTTAGTAGAAGTTGCAAATGTTTTTACTGTTTGAACAGAAGCTGTTTGTGCATCTGTAACTCCAGCAAAGTCTTGAGATCCTATTGCTTTCCCAGCCATTGCAGATTTATTTGATGCAGCAATTAAAGCATAAACCATCTTGGTTGCATCTTCTGCAGATTTTCCAGCACTTATGAATTGTGCTTTTAATTGAACAGCAAGTGATCCTACATCTTTTGAGTTTGTAATATTTACAAGCTTTATGTAGTCTGGCATTGTTTTTGAAACTGTTTCTTTTAGCTTCTTATATTCTTCAATTGTAATTTTAAGTGGAGTATTAGATTGAGTCATTGATTCGTAAATTAAATGATTTTTTTCTTTCATCAGCTGTGCATTAGCAATAGCATCTTTCATCTTGCCATTAAAATCTGTATATCTAAGTCCAGCTTTTTTAGCAGCATCTGCTGTTAATCCATAACCTAAAGCTGTTAATCTTTGATTTTCTTGATATTCTTTATATTTATTAATTCCGTAAGTTAAGGCTGGTATTCCAACTGCAAGGGCTACGTTAAATCTACTTAAACCAAATACTGTTTTAGCAAATAGCCCAGGAAACTTAGCTGTGATACTAGAAAACATTCCAGCAACTCTTCCAGCTTTAGCACCCTCTCTAGAAAACATTGAAAGTCCTGCACCATATCCAAATAATTGTGATGCAAATGAAATAGTAGATCCTATTGGTCCGCCAATATTTTCTCCAATTCTTCTGCCTCCTTCAGCAATTCCCATTGCTGCAACAGCTTTACCAACACCAACAACACCAATTTTAAATCCTGGTAATGTTCCTTGATTCATTGCTTGAAGAACTGGTGCATATTTTGATGTAGCTTGTTTTGTTACAACTGATTCTCCTGGCTCAAGCATTGCTGGTATTACATCTCCGCCGCCGTAACCTGGAAGTCTTGTAATGCCACCAGCATATCTACCAATCTTTCTATCATATCCAGATTGATTAGTTGCATGGAGGAATATGCTATTGTCTTGTTTTGATCCCTTAAATTCTTTTCCAGAAATAGTAATTTTTTGACCATTGTGATCAAGAACAATATTTTTCCAGTTTGTACTTCTTCTTCCAATACTTGTTCTTGCTGGAGCTTGTCTTGAGAACTGTTTCCATAAATTTAAAATTTCTGGTCTATTAGCAAAAGTTTGTCCAATTAATTTATTTGATACATCTGCATACGGGTTATTAGCATCACCAATAAATTTTTGTCTAGAAATTCTTGAAAGATATGCGTCAGACAAATCATTAAGTAAATATGCTTCATCTAATTCACTAATAATTCCATTATGCTTTAATGCAGAAATAAATGAGTCTGTTCCGCCTGCAACTCTTCCTCTTCCTGCTAACATTAATGATCTTACATAATCTCCAACTGGCATTTTTCCAGTTCTAAGAAGCAAGTTAATTGAGTCTGCAGTTTGGCCTGGAAGTGTTTTTCCAAATACACCAAATGCTGATTTAAATTTATAAGCTTTTTGTCCTGCTCTTGCTCCAACTAAACTTAATGCTCTTGCTGCTTTAAGACCTAATGTAAGTCCTGCACCAATAACTCCACCTGCATATTTTTGAATACCACCAATACCAACTGCTCCATCTTGTAGCTTAATTCTTCTTACGCCTACCTTAAGTGCATTTGAAATCTTAGATGTAAGTCCGCCAACTCTTCCAGCACCAGTTCTTGTAACACTTCTCATGTTGTAATCTTGATTTTTCATTGCTGCTGTTCCAGTAGCAACCTGTGTGTTTGTTCCTGGAACCATTGTCATTCTTTCAATTGGAACACCAGATGCAATTGAAAGTGCATTCATTCTTTCAATCATCTTTGCGTTAATTGCCTGCAATGCTCTTTGTGATTCTTCAACTGTTAAAATTCCAGCTTCTGCAGAACGTGCAACACGAGCAGAAGATTGTGCAGCTGTAGCTGCAATATTTTGCATCTTAGGTAAAATTAAATTAAAATCAGCCATAAATTCTGCTGGCAATTGACCAGTTGTATCAAGTACTCTCTCTACCTCAGCCATTTGAGTTTTTGTTCTCATAGCCATAGTTGTCATCATTGTATTCCACTTTGCTGCTTCAACCGCATTTACTCCAGTTGTTGCACCATTAATCATGGTAAGTCCTTGAACTTTTGGAATTCCAGTTCCTGGCATAACCATCATTTGTGGATTTTCACCAATTTTTTTATTAGTTGTTGGATCTAATGGTATTGATGTATGGAATGTTTGCTTAAGTCTATCTTCTTCAGATAACCTTGCTTGTGGATTATAATGAGCAAAGTCTAAGCCATTAATTGGAACTGTTCCGCCATGTGTAGCATTACTAATATTTTGAACAAGCGGTTTTGCTGTAATTGTATTTGATGATGCCATTTCAGCAATTTGACGCATCTCAAGTTTAAGTGCTGTTAAAGCATTTTTTAATACCATTGCTGCTTCAGCATCTGAATAGAATGTTTTTTCCATAATCATTGCTGCTTCATCTGCAGCAACAATTTCTGGAGTTAATAATTTAAATTTATCTGCATGACTAAAGAATGCTCTGATACCAGCAAAACCTTTCATCACATAGCCAAGGAAGTTTGAGAATACACCAGTAAGCATAATGATTGGTCCTGCTACTGCTGTAAGTCCAGCCAACAGTGTTACAAATTTCTTTACTGGGCCAGGAAGTGCATTAAATGCTTTTAAAATTCCATCAGCAATTTTAAGAAGATTTGCAGAAACTCCAAGAAATCCTGATCCAACTGTTGCTAGATCTGCTTTTAAAGATTCAAGTGCTCTCTTGTATTTACCAGAAGCTGATTCTGTTTGCTGTGCTAATTCTCGACTAGCTACACCTGCAAGCTCCTGTGTGCTTGCTTTCATTAAATCTAATACCTGTAATGTCTGAGAGCCTTTTTTACCAAGATTATCAAATAACGCACCCATTCTTGCAAACTGATATTTACCAAACAAAGTTTCTAATGCTTGTTGTTTTTGTAATGGATTTAGTTTATCTAATGCATTTTGCAATGCTAAAATTGTTTCTGTTACATGTCCAGCATTATTATTTACAATACCTTGAAGGTCAATTCCAAAACCTCTAAATAAAGTTTTTGCATTTTTTGTTGGATTAATTAAAGAACCAAGTGCTGACTTTAATCCATTTGCAGCAGAAGCAGCATCAACTCCTCCTTCTTTCATTGCAACCATCATCAATGCAAGATCTTTTACATCTCCGCCTAGACCTTTTACAACTGGTCCAGCTTTAGGAATTGCATTTACAAGATCTTGTAGCGTTGTTGAAGTTTGGTTTTCAACTGCGTTAAGGAAATCAATTGATTGACCAAGCTCTGTTGTATTTTGCTTGAATGCATTTTGAATAGCGAGTGTGGCTTTCATTGCATCTTGTCTGCTTACTTCACCAAGTACAGAAAGTCTTGTTGTTTCTTTTAATGAACCCATAAGCTCATTGCCTTGCTTACCAGTTGCGGCAATATCTGCAGCTAGAGCAATAGTCTCTTTAAAGTTTACTCCATAAGCACCAGAAAGTTCTTTAGCTGTTTTAATTGTGTCAGATCTTACTTTTCCAAGTTCTGCTTGTGAAGTTTGTGCAAGTCCGCCATAAACCTTTGTAAGTCTTACAAGTTCTGCATCAACCTGCAAAAATGATTGTGCGGCAGCTTGTCCAAATGCTGCCATTGGAACTGTTAAACCTACTGTTAATTGGCGGCCTGCCCACTGAGTATTCTTACCCCAGTTAATTAATTGTGTGGCCCCGTCAGACATAACCTTATTAAGGATAGACATTTCTTGTTTTGCAATTCTTGTTTTATTTGCAAGCTCGTCAATTCCCGTTGGAACGTGAACATTGAATTGCATTTGCCCTTGGCCATTTCTGCCCATTGGTTGAATGATTGCATTTTGCATGGCTGCTTGCTGCTTAGCTAAATCTTTAATTAAGCTAGCACCTTGGCGATGATATTGCTGCCAAGAGTTGTAGTAATCTCTAAGTTTTAATTTTCCGCTATCTAAAGCTTTTCCAAACTTTTCAGTATCACTTGCGAGAGTTACAAAGTGTGTGCTGAATTGATTGCTATTTTTAAGCGTATTTGCAAAAGCATTATTACTAGCAGCGATCTGTTGACTCAGAGCAACATTGGATGCACCAATCTTTTGCTGTAATAATGTAAGTTGAGATACCGCTTGATGTATCTGACCAATCAAACTTGAGAAGTCAGCACTAGCGGTGATCTGAGTATTAATGTTTTCTGTCATTTTTTATTCTTCGGAATAACCTAAACCTTCATTTATTCCAAAACCTTTTGCGGAAGCTGCGTTGCCTTGAAGACCAATGATATCATTTGGTAATCCATTAATTCCTAACGCTCTCATTCGAATCTCTTCGAAAGATGAGGTTTTACTATCGGCAACTTCTTCCTCCCCTAGATCAACTCCTTGCAATGAAGCTTGGAATTTTCTGTTGTCATCTTCTCTTTTACTAATACTTTTCAGTACTTGTATAAGCTCTGGCATTGATAGGTTTTCTTCAAGTTCATCGAAGTTCCTCCAATGTCCTAAAAGAAAAGCCTGTCCTTCTAAAGCGGCTAAATCTAGTTCTGACCAGCTAGAACTGTTGCCGCTAGTTGGTTTGGGTCTGACATATTAATCCCGCCACAAATTTCTAGGATTCTGTTGATTGTAGGCACATCAAGTGCATCTTCAAATGCATCTCTATCTGCAACAAGCTCAGGAAGTTGCTTTTCTAATGCTACTGCACAAGCTTCAATCAAAATATTTAATGTATCATCTTCTGTTGATACTTGTCCTGTCTTAGCAATGACAACCATGAACTTTCTAAGTTCTTTAATTGATAAAGGCTTAAGCTTTACCTTGTTTCCGTTTTGTAATTCAATTTCTTCTACGTCATAGACTGTAGTAGCCAATTTATTCCCCGTTCTGATTATTTTAATTATATCAAAAGTGTATTGATAAACCAAATGCAGAGACCCCCAGAGTTTGGGGGCCACTGTCTATATTAAGTTGTTATTAAATTGTAAATTATGCTTCGATTAGACGGTCAATAATCTTACCGTATTCTGCTCCTGCATATGCTGCATCTGGGAGAAGACGGAAGGTTACTGGGAATACTGTTGCATTGTTACGTGCAAGTGTGAATTGTGACTGTTGTACTGAAAGTACACGACGGCCATAATAAACTCTTTCACGCTTTTTGTTAGCTGCTGAACGTGGTGCAAGACCGACAGCAATTAGCTGACGCTCTGTAGGCTCTTGTCCAAGAGCTCCTGCTTCCATACCAAGTGCATCGCCTGAGAGAGTTGAAGCTCCCTGTCCGAATACCTTTAGAATGTTCTCAAGTGTTGCTTCTGTAATTTCAGTTGCTAACATAACTTCCATTGACTCCTTGAACAGCTTTGCTGTATCAAGAAGCTGATCTACTGTTACTGAACCGTATGTTGGGTTGTAAGTAATTTGAAGACCGTTGTTTGTGTATCCAACGTTTGCGTAAGCTGTTGCAAGGTTTCCCTTAAGCTCACGAGTATCAGCGTCATAAATTGATGTATTAGCTGTTACGTTTGATCCTTCTGGAAGCACTGTTGCGTATGTAGATTCTGTTGAATCCTTCTTTGACAAGAACAGCGGTGCTGCTCCGACAATAATATTTTTTGCTTCAAATGCCATTTATTTCCACCTCCTGGAATAACTGTTACTTTCTTAGTGGCTGCTGGCTAGGCTCTTTCCTCAACTCCAATTTTACAGTTGATTAGTTCATAAAGCAAGGACTAAGCAAATCTTCCTGATCTATCTACATCTCTTGAGTATTTAATGTCTAATATTACATCCGCAGCCAAGAACCCTTGTATTTCTTCAGATGGGGCAATGGGGGATATGTCAGACATATAAATAGTATGAAAACGAAGCTTGCTATCTTTATCCATAAAATTATTAATATCTCTAGCTGACTCATCAGACCTTCTAAAAAGGTCAATTAAAAAGTTTCTCATTTCATTGATTTCTGCCACATCAATAGCATACAGGGTAAACTGCATTTTCTCTGTACAGACCAGCCAATTAGATTCATAACTCATACTGGTTTTATCATAGATAATATGTTTTTTACCATTTAAGAATTGATTCATTTCTGGGACTTGCTGTACTGGCAAGATAGGAATGATTGTTTCATTTACATTGTCAGAAAAATAGTCTGTTTCTTTAAACAAGCCCTTCATTGTTAATTCATGCCATAAAAACTTACGTATCTCATTTGCTGAGTCTATTTTATAATTTGCAGTCACATGTTTCTCCCATTCAATTGAACAGCAGCATGAGCTGCATTTTTAATAGATGCTGGATTATAAGAATAAGACTTAGCTTTTACAATTCCTGGCAACTTCATTGATCTTGAAACAACTAAATTAAATGAATCTTTTGCTCCAGACATTGCAATTGAATTTTCAACAGGACCATTCATAAATCTAGTATATGCTCCAGCAAAAGATAACTTTACTTCTTTGCCGCCTGGATTATTTATTTTTACTGCCTTGCCAGGTTCCAAAGTTATGTATTGTCCGCCCATATTAAATGTTAAGCTTGTATCTGGATTTTTTGGTCTTACTGTAACTTGTTGACCATTTTCCATTACAAAGGCTTTGTTTTTAAAGAAATAAGTTTTTGGACTTTTTCCTTTTGCTGGAACTGGTGTGTTTGATAATTTAAAATCATATCCTAAAACAAAATCAAAACCTGACTGGCCAGATCTATGAATATCAAAAAGTCTTGCTGTGTTTTTACCAGTTTGACCCCACTCATATACGTGATGAAATGCCTTTGGTCTTGATCTAGCTTGCATATCTATAAATTCTTCTAGATCAAATTTAATCTTATTAAATATTTTATTTGTGTAACCAGTAGCAATACATTCTTCTGTAACCATTGCACCCATTACTCTTGCTTGGTAATAAAGGCCAGCAGAAATTTTTTGAACTGTCCCGCCATCATCTATGACACCCTTTTGCTTAGAGCCCACCATAAGGCGTTCTAAGCCTCGTGAGGCTGTATCTAGGGATGCAATGCTATTAATCAATTGTTTGGTTTTCCGATCTTGCACACATTAAATTGTATCCAAGTACTGAACCAAATGGATCCATAATTGGTGTATTGCCAACAACTTCAAAAACAGTTGGTGTGCTAGTTGGATAATTTAATTCAAACCAAAGTGTCTCATCTTTTTGACTTCTAATATTTACAAGCTTTTCTCTGTGAGAAATAAATTCTCCCACTCTTACTGAAATTGATTCTACATCTCTATAACGTGTGCCATATTTTTGTCTGTCAGAACCACGCCCTGTAGAAGAATTTGAAATATTTCCTTTTGCAAAACACTGAACAGTTCTGTCTAAAACCCAATTCTTTTTTAATGCACCAGTATCTGAATCTTGAGAATCTTGCTGTACATAGATGTCAACTTTCATTGACAGGATTGTTCCTACCAAATCTGTTAACATTAGATCACCAACATTTGCTTGACAACATAATTTGAAAGAACGCTGTCAGCATAAAAGTTTCCTGTTCCACTATAAACTTGTGGGTCATACTCAAAATTCCAGTCAAATGTCTGAATATTCTTTACGTATTTGTGCTTCCATTGAGTATCTTTGTTAAAAAAGTCTTTCATTAATTCAATTGCTGCAAGGCTGACTTCGTCTGGAATATAATCCCAACCAAATCTTCCTTGTATTCTGTAAGCCACACCTTTTTGAAAGAAACCTTGGAATCCCATATCATATACTGTAGGAGAAACCATTCCATTGGCAAGATACACAGTATTATCTCTTACAATAGATGAACCTCTATCAATCTTAATTCCATAACCAGTTGAAGCTGGAACAATATCATACCCTATATTATTAACATTGTTTGGATTATCTAATAATAAAATATCATTTGCATAAAGTTCATGAATTTGATTTACCTTATAAAGGGTGGCAATGGAGTCATCTCCAGCCCCATAAACAATTTGTACATCATCATAAAGATAGAATTGATCAAATGTATAATTTTCAATAAGCTTTCTTGCATATGCTTCTGCTCGCATAAGCTCTTCATAAGACTTATATTCTGGATCTGAAGGATCAACTCCAAAATTTAAAGCATCAATTGCTTCTGAAATATTAACATAAGGAGTTACAACATCAGCAAATGTTGTTTGTTGTCCAGCCTCTCCATTTACAGCATAAGACCAAATTAACTTTAATTTTCTATTTCTAGAAGTTAGATTGAATGGAAGAACTAGTTCGTAGTTTCCATTATCTGTTTCTAAATTAGATGCTGTATATGTTCCCAACAATGTTGTTGGAGAAAGTGCTGGAATAATGGCTGGGTCTTCAGTTACATCGTAAACAGCAACAGATACGTTATTGTCAGTATCCACAGGCTTTCCAGCCCAGTAAATTTTTTGACGCAAAACTCCATTACTATTTACATATAACTCTGCCATTTAATTTTTCCTTTTAGTTGTAAAAATCTTTTACTTCAGTAGCTGTAGCCATACGGAATCCCTCTTCAATTCTGAAAAGTTCTTCTGCTTTTTCTGATGGCATTGCTACAAATGGATGTTCCTTTGTAAAGGTAAATCCAAGAATATCATATCTGAAGTTTGCTCTGGTCATTCTAACTAGAGTTGTATCTTCTGGTGTTGCCGCCTTTGGATCAAACTTAGGTAGGATCTCTACAGCTTCGTCTGACTCAATTGAATCTTCTTCTAGATTCTTTAATGTTTTTTGGTAAATATCCCATGTTACGCCTTCTTCTGCGAAGGCTGCGATAATTTCTGCTTTGCTTTTTGAATTAGGTAGGTCAACTGCGAAGTCTTCTGCGATTTGCTTGAGTTCTGCAATTTTCATTGTTGAAAATGACATATAATCTCCTTTGTTCTGTTCAATTATAGCATTATGAGCTTAAAAGGTAAAGACCCTCAAAAATTAATTTGAGGGCCTTTACAATAGTATATTTCCTAAATTAGGAAGCTACCTTAACGTTCTTTACAACTACCCAAGCATCAGCTTGTTCAATTTGAACGCCAACTCTTGTGTAAAGTGTGTACTCAACTGAGTCCTTACGTGGCCAGAAGAAACGGTATACAGTTACATCACGCTTAATTCCAATAACAACGTTATTTGGGAATGAAAGGTGGATGTCACCATGTGAACCTGTGTGTCCTGAATAATCTCCAGCTTGGATTTCATTAAGTAGTGGAACTTCAACAATTGGAATACCAAATGCGTATGGTGCTACATAACCTGCTGGTCCACCAAGTGGTGCAACTTCACCACGAATAACGCTTGATGCGATATCTTGTGGGTTTGCAAAGTTGGTTGAGATAGACTGGCTATATAGGAAGTCCTGGATAAGGTTTGATCCTGAAAGGAAGCGAAGGTCTGTACGACGTTGCTTGTACTTACGTGGAAGTGCCTTAAGTGCTGAGTTAAATACTGCACGAGAAACTGCTGCTCCTGCTGCATCAACTACGTGTCCGTTAGCCTTAGCCTTCTTAACAACACCATCAAATGCCTTGTATAGGTTATCTGATGAAAGTGATGTATCTCCATTAAGGACTACATCTTCAATGTCATTTCCAGCTTGTGTTGCCATTAGACGTGCAATGTGATCTTCTAGATCTGGACCTTCGATGTTGTCTTCTAGAGACTCTGTTGAGAGTTCCCAGTCAAGACGAAGCTTCTTAGTTGTCAAGTTGATCTTTGAGAATGTGACACCAGCGTTTGAACCTGTGTCTTCTGCTTCTGACGCAACCTTCATTAGCTTCTCGCCAACTCCGATGCGATCAATCTCAGTTGTATCTGCCTTCATTCTTACTGTACGTGCGACCTTACCGATAACGGTAGCATCAAATACGTAGTCGAGGAATCGTGCTGACTGCTCTGGATTTAGGAGACCACCTGTTTGGGTAGCTCCGACGTGGATACCTGAACCTGAAAGGCTCTGGCCGTTCATGCTAGTAGTTGCTGTTGTATTAGCTGCTACTGCCTTTTCTAATAATTCGTTACTCATATTTTTTTCACCTGCCTTTTTTAGTTTAAAATATCGTTCACGGAACCGAGGAAAGCTCCTGACCATTTTGATTTCTTTACAAACTCTGTTGACCCGCCAAGGTCAGCAGACTTCTTTACTGCAGTATCTGTTTCAACTGCGTTGACTCGCTTTTCAACTGAGCCAATTCCTTCAGTGATTCCTTTAACGGTTTCGCTGAGTGTGTTGTACTGTTCTGCCAATTCTGAAACTTTTGTCTCTACACCTTTGATAAAGGACTCTACAGTTGACTTAACTTCTGCAACCTGTGCTGCGTTTGTCTCTGCTGCCTTACTAAGTGTATCTGACAAGAAGCCCTTAAGATCTCCCATTGCCTTTGCAATTTCTGATTCCTCAGCTACTGCATCTGCTGCTGGTGCATCTTCGGTATTGGCGGCATCTGCTTCTGCAGCTGGTGCTGCTTCTTCTACAACTGCTTCTGCTGGTGCTGCATCTTCTGCTGGTGCAGCTACTTCTTCAGTAACTGGTGCTTCTGTTGCAGGAGCTTCGACAGTGGTGTCTTCTACTGTTGCTTCTGACACGATTGTACCTCCCTTTACTTCGGTGTTACTTTCTGGTTCTTGTGCAGAACTAGAAAACTTATTGATATATTTTTCATAAACATATCTAACTGTATCCGCCTTATTAATATCATTGTTTTCCACCCAACCAATGATTTCCATATTTGTTCCGCAAACAGAACAGTTGCGAGTTGCTGACATTTCAGAAACTACAATGTTATCTGCTTGGCAGAAAAAAACATTTGCTGCTAAAGTCTCTGCAGCTAATCCTTTGTAAACAAGTGATCCGTTTACTTTTTCAATTGAAAGAACATTGCAAAGTTCATTTGCTGGTGAATCAACAAGTGACAATTCAATAAGATCGTAGTCCTTGATGAATCTTACTGTTTCACCACTTGACTTATTAACTTCATTATCAACATCATTAATTCTTCCGCCAATTGAAAAACCTGAAAGAGTGCCGTCAAGAACTTTTTCCCAAGTGTCTTGTGCACCTTTAGAAATATATGCACTTACCCAAACTCCATCATAAAATGATTTTGAGATTGGATCAAAGAATGTCTCTGACTTAAATGAAAGCATCTTGCCTACCGCAATTGATTGATGCATTTCACGAATGTTTCCACGGAAATTATCAAATGCCTTTAGGCTTGCTTCAGCCGTGACAACATCTCCAGTCTGGTCTACATTGTTTAATGTAGCAAAGCCTGAGACTGTTCTATTCTCTTTATTGACCTTTGAAAATGGGACCGCAATTGACAGGCGGTTACCATTACTTGACCAATGTGCTTTTTCAATATTCATACTGTATAAAGTTTATCAACGTGTGCTTAAAAAGGCAAATATCAATTGACTAAAAATTACGGAGTTTGTCTTCCGTCACCCTGAGCATTTCTACCTTCTCCAGATTTGTCTGGGGAATTAGCATCTCTTTGTTGGGTTCTTTGTCTTGTATTTCCAGCTTGTGCAGTTTGTTCGGCTGCTTGATCTGGCTTAAGTTGAACTACTTTGTCTCCACCTTCAATAGGAATCATACCCTTGCGAATACGAACTTCATTAGGAACAATAACCTGCATACGCAAGTATCTTTCATCAATTTTAGACTGAGTATCTTCATCTGTTAAGCTCAATTCATTAAACTTAATAACTAGGGCATCTGTCTTTTCTTCAATAATTCTATTTAGTTTCTTTTCTAATCTCATCTGTGATGGACGGCAAACCTGCTCTTTAAATGTCTTATCCGCATCACGAGCAACTGCTAGGTTTACACCTTCTGGAGTTCCAATTTTATTAATTGGGACACGGTGAGCAAGGAGGATTTCATCTCTATTTGATTTGCGATATTTATCAAATGAGCCTTCCTGAACCCCTGCCTCAATAGGCTCCATCTTAAATTCAACCTTAGACTCTGGGGTATCTGCTGGAAGTGGAATATAAAGTGAACGATGGTTCTTACCCTTTAATCCAACCTGGAAAAATTCAAGCAATTTACGCTCTGACTCTGGAGAAAGCTTTGCTCCCTTTGCTGTAATAATATATCTTGGGACCGCCTTATTTTCAAAATAATCTAAGTTATATTTAGCCGCAAATTCATTTCCAGCCAAAGCATTTTGTGCTGCAATAATATCTGGGACACCATAATACTGATTTACTGGTGTGTACTTCTTAAGATGGATAATTTCGTTTGGTCTGTCATTTCCACCCAGTACTGGATTAGGAGTTTCTTGATCTCCATAATTTCTAAAGTATACAATCTTGCCATAAAGAAGCTGTATAAAACCGTCTCTAAGGCGGCGTACACGCATTGTCTTTGATGGGATATGTCCTAAGTATCCGATGTCTCCACGAACCGTTCTACCGACTTCGAGGTACCCGTTACCAGTAGCTTCATAGTCTGTCCATACTTTAATAAGAGTCTCTGTAAAAGTATCTTCATCATTGCAAGATTCCAACCAATCATCTAAGTCTTGTTTTAATTTTGTTAATTTTCTACGAGCACGATCTAATTGCTTTTCATCTGTAATTCCATCAATTGCGTCGTTAGTTTTTCTTGTTTCCATAAATGAATGTCCAAGGCCAACAATATTTGATGTCTTAGCATTACAAGCAGAATAGTTATATGTTGAAATTTCATAAAGTCTTGAGAGATATTCCATATTGTATGTTGGCTCAATTACATCTAATAGTGCATATCCAGTGATCGCCTGAGCAAGAAGGCTTTGTTGTGTTTGTGATCCATCTTGTCCTACAAAAGCTTTTGATAATTCTCTTCCAAGCTTTCTTCTAAATGCTGGAGACATGCCTGAGAATTTCTTTAGCTCTTCTGCATCAACTGCAAAGGCATCTGTTGTTGTTTGTTCTTGAGCTTTGCTAAATCTAACCATGTCAGCATATGTGCTTACACGAACATCATTATCAATGATCTCGCTATCCTCTTCATAAACAACTTTTGTCATACAATCAAACCCTTCGCCTTATCTTCTTTATAGACACCCATATCATATTTATCTGGTACTAGGCCCCACTTTAATCTTGTCTGCTGTTCTTCAAATTCTTCGTCTGTAACTTTTCTTCGTCCCGACAAAAATGTAGGCTGACCCTCATCAATGCCGTATCCACGAACTGCTCTTGCAAGCATATCCATTTTTACTTTATCACCTTTAAAAGCTTGGATAGTCATAAAGTTACCATCATCATCTCCCACCCAGCGTCCGTCTGGCATTTCCCAAACATATAGCCCTAGGGTTGTTTCTTCAATAAACTGGGAGTTGGTTCTTTTAATATCCATTGTTTTATTTTACCATTTCTAGGCACATAAGGCCACATTTTGTCAGCCTAGATGACAAAGTTAGTTGTTAGATACAACTATCCATTCATTATTATAGTACTTAACTGAGGATTCTGTCAAGGTAAATGAAGAATTTTGAGCAATAGTAGATGGTCTTCCGACATAAAGATTGTAGTGTTCTAAGACCTTGGATGCAACTAATTCTGTTAAATATAGTCCTATATTATGGTAGTTGCATGATGGTCCATAATTAGATGAAGATAAGTAGTTAAATTGAAAGACTGACTTAATAACAGAGGAGAAGACTAGGGTTATGTAATGTGGTTCTCCAGCTACTAATTGATTTTTAAAGTTAGCAGATGTTACATCCTGACCATTTAGGTATACCTTGGATATATTTGTCTTTAACGTTCCCGTCCCATTCCAGCCAAACTTAGTCTCTGGGTATGATCCAGTTGTTGGAGAATAAAATAGAATATTGTTGTCTAGGGTTGATGGAGTAAACATAAACTCTATTGATTTGATTTCTTGATCTACTGCAATATCAAACCCGCCAGTTCCTACCGTTTTAATTCCTACATTTGGATGCCTTAAAAGAACTGGGTAATTAAATAAAGATATGTCATATTCTTTATTTGAATCTGCATAGTATCCAAAATTCTGTGCGTAAAGCTTTTTATTTGAATAGAAATAAAAATTTAATGAAGAAAGTCTAGGAAGATCTATAGATGTATTTGTGCTTGTCATGACAATCTTTATATACAATGGAGATATTGTAATTGATTGTTCTTTATTAAATTGAGGAATAAATGATCCATTAACACATTGTTGATAGTTTGTGCCATCGGTACTTGTAAATACTGATATGCCATTGTCTCCCCGCCATTCAACTTTTGAAGAAGATACATCAATTGAATTAGGAATAGTTATAATATCGTAGCCTGTAAATGTTGCTGTTTGAGACTCTACTGTTTGTGGGAAAGAAATAAAGTTGTTTGAAGAATCATAGTATACGGTTTCATTTACAATTGATTTCCATTTTTTTTCTGAATCATATTCATATTTAAAAATTGGTGAAAGAGTTTGTCCAGTTAATGGAACAAGCACACCTTTATCTGGTGCAACAACTTGAATTGGATTAATGTGTTTTAACCCAGAGCTATAATGAAGTTTAATTTTATTTTTATTTAATCCATATCTATATATTGCTGGAGCATCAATTAAGAATGTGTCTGTTCCAGTTGCTGGTCCAGACTTAAATAAAACAGAAGTATTTGTAAGTTTAAATCCTACAAGGGGTTTTGATTTAACCAGCATTCCATCAATATACAGTTCCATTGAATTAACAGAATACTTAGCTACAATATGCATAGTTTTTTTAGAAAAAGAAAGTTTATAGGACAAAGACTCGGACTGTAGTTTAAATAAAATTATTCCTTGTTGATAAAATATTCCTATTTGATTTGTTGAGTCAGCAAGAATTGGGGTTAATGTTGATGAGGTTATGTTTGGCTTAAACCAGACTTCTAAAGAAAAATCATTGTCTGTATATTGTTTTACTGCAAGCCCGCCTAAACTTGTATTTGCAGCATAGTCTTTTGCTATTGAATATTGAATATATGCATCTGATGCAATCCTGGTTGAATTAGATCCACCATAAATTAATGGCATAATTTTATTTGAAAATGATCCATTATATGTTCCATGATTTCCACAGCCTGATATATCATTTGCAGATGTAAATGTAGATTCATCCAATGGCAAAAATACCATGGGATTGTCTTTTATTACATCAAGATAATAGGACATATCTCTCCATTATATCGTAATATCCAAGGAAGAGCCAGATGCAGATATTCCATAATCTTCATTGTATCCATATGCAACTATCTTATAAGATCCAGAAGAAATACCATTAATATTAAATGAACTTGATATTGATGATTGTGTTAAATCTAAACCAAAATCTTGGTAGGTTGTACCAGCAACTAATCCGCCGCCTGTATTTTCTAATTGAACTCTAACTTTTGCATTATTTGCTCCACGAGTTGCAGTAAAATTAATATTATTTCCAGATTTAGCTGCTGTATTTAAAACTGGAATAAAAGGCTGTGCAGAAAATGTTGTTGATAAAACTGCACTTGTATATGAATCAGCTGTATATTCATTATTATTGTTTCCAAATATCTGAATATAATAATTATTTGCTGCAGTTAAACCAGTAAATGTTGTTGATTGAGTTGTTACAATTTTGGTTGATACGTAAGATGATGTCCCTGGTTTATATATACCAACAAAGTAAAATGGAGAATCTCCTCCAGACCAAGTAACTGATATTGATGTAGCTGATCTTGGGTTTGTTGCTGCGTACTGAATATCTGTTGGCTTTTGAAGAATTTTAATTGGTCCTAAAAAGTTTGAAGAAGTTACATACGAAGATGTACCAGCTGCATTTGTTGCTGCTAACTTTATTCCAATTGATCTAGAAATTGCAGTTGAATTAGCGATGTAACTTGATGACGTAGCATTGATAAAATTGTTTCCATTTGAATCAACCCATTGATAATTATATGATGTTGGACTATCTGTCCAAGTTCCTGGAACAACATTAAATTTAGCTCCAACATATAGATTATCTCCAGTAACACTTGGAGCAACTGTATTTGTTGGAATGGCTAATGATCCAGTATAGTTTGAATAGGTTATTGTAACTACCTGGTTAACCAATGATGCTGTTCCTGCTGCTGGGTTTTGTGCATAAATTTGCCCATAAGTTTTGTTAATATCAGATGTTGTAACTTGTGTAATATTTGAATAACCTGCTTGCTGAATTCTTGTAATAGCTTCAGAATAATTAAGTCCAATTACATTTGGAATTGTTCCATATGAAGGTGCAGCCAAATAAACTGTGTAGTCAAGTCTAATGGTTCCTCCACCAGATAAAGACCCTCCTGCTGTTGGAGATTGTGCACTTACAAGTCCACCAGAATAATCTAAATAATATTGGTTATTAGATGCACTTTCTGTTCCAGTTCCAAAAACATATCCAGAAGACGTAATAACTGTTTTTGCTGTATTAAGTGCAAGTCCTACTAGATCTGGAACGATTTGTGTTGTAGTCAAGGATTGTGTTGCTGCTGCCGCACCACTACCAGCTGAGTTTACTGCACGTAAAGAAACTTGATATGTTTGTCCTGGGTTAAGTGCAGAAACTGTAATTGGTCCAGTATTTGTAAAATCATTTGTCCATGTCAAACCGTTATCTAATGAATGTTGATATCTTGTAATTTCAGCACCACCATTATTTGATGGAGCTGTGAGTGTGATTCTAAATGATGTATTTGTAACGAATGATGTTGTAAATGTAGGAGCACCTGGAGTTGTTACAGTTCCACCAATAGAACCTGCAGTTGGAGATTTAGTTACACCAGCACTTGATGCTGAATTGCCAATTGAGTTTACTGCTCTAATATAAAAAGTATATGCAACATTATTTACAAGTCCTGAAACAGTAAATGTACTATTTGTTGGCAATCCTACAGAAATCCATGTAGCACCATTTGTAATTGAATATTCATATCTAGTTATAGCTGAACCACCGTTTGCTGGTGCCACAAATGTTAGAGTGACTGAAGAATCTCCAGATGTTGCGTTAGACCATAATGGAGCATTTGGAACAGTTGTAGTTACAATTGGAACAGATGTGTATAAAATTACATCCATTTGAATGGAACTACCAAATTGCACAAGTTGTCCAGAAGATGCTGAAGGTGCTGGTGACTGTGTCGTAACATAACCACCTAATGCATTATATGTTTGAAATGCAGTATTGTTTGTATAAATATATGTTGGCGAAGGTGTAAAACCAGAATTTCTTAAAATTGTGGATGCTGTATTATAATCAATATTTTTTATGGATGGAAGATATCCCTGCAAAGTTCCAGATGAAGTTGCTACAGATAAAGATCTTGTAATATATGTGTGAGAGCTTTGTGAGTTAAAATTAATTCTTCCATATTTATCATAATAATTTAAATTCCAGTTAAATATATTTTTTTGTTTAATATTTAAGGTATTAAGAACATTTCCATACTGTTTGTAAGCCATATGGCATTCCTATTCCTATTCAACTACTGGTGGGTTGTAGATTTCCACTCCTGATAGAATAAAGTTTAATCCATTTGCAACGTTAGCTGAAGCATAAATAGTTTCACCTGGATACGTAACTTGTGTTAAGTCAATTGTCAATACTGTATTTGCATCTACCTGAACATCACCAAAAATCTTGTATTTTTCACGAAGAACTTCTCCTGATGGGACAAGATAGAGTGAGAATGTTAATAAACCATTAAAAATATTTGCAACTAGCAACTGCTTCAAAATAGAAACTTGGTCAAACGTATACACGTTAATTGGTGTTGTTGTTAAAGTTGTAGGGTTACCAAAACGTGATGGTAAATAAGTTGTTGCTGTTGTTACAGTCACTGCTTCTCCTAGCTACCGTATGCAATTGACCACTTAGACATGAGGTCACGCTCTACACCTGAAATTTCAGATGCTGATAATACTCTGTTGTAAATTAAAAGTTCCCCTAGGGCAAAGTTTCCATAAGCTGAAAGATACTTTCCAAGTGCTTGTCCAGTCATTCCGCTAAGTGATCCATTTGCTGCACCAAGTGCTTCATCTGCTGCATTTCTGCGAGTTCTTCTTTCAAAGTTTGTTCCGTCAAATGTAACCAAATAAAGTTCTGGAACACCTGCGTTAACTACGTTAACAATAGCATTCATATCATCATTTGCAAGACCAAATTTATAGGTATTAGCAGATACATATCCAAGGATAAGGTTATTTCTTGTTCCTGTTCCTTGTCCGCCAATTACATATTGATTTGAAGTTCCTGCTGTTTTTGTAGCAACATAAGCAATAGTAAATGATGAACCTGAAATATAAGCAAGAGTTTGATCTGAAAACGGCATATTAAATGCTGCACCGTCAAAATAAACTGCACCTAAACCATTAATACCTGTTGGAAGAAATGTTGGTTGCTGAGCTGTAGTTGCTTGTGTAAAATTTCTAGCATTAATTGTTTTATCTTTCCACACAGAAACTTTATTTGAACCGTCTTTTGTAATTGTTCCTGGAAGAGCTGCATCTATCCAAAGTTGTAAACCTTTTTGAGTAAAACGGTTTCTTCTAAAAATTGAACGCTGGTTACCTAACATTATTCTGTTTTATCCTCCATTGGCTTGGTTGGCCAATCAATCTTTGAGAAAGTTTCTGCCTGAGCTTTAATAGTCTGCAAGGCCTTAATATAATCTTTTGCAGCCTTGTCTTTTCTGCCTTCCATTGAAAGAAGTTCAAAGTCTACGTGAGCTTCTACGTTTGTTTTAATTTCTTCCTTAGAAAGTTTTTCTTTTTTTACTGAATAAACTTTCTTATCTTTGATATACGGATCAACAGATACACATTTTTCTATATCTGAATCGCATTCAATTCTTGTAATTACTTCTACAAGATTATTATTTTTGACAAAATCTTTAGTAATTCCAGCTTCACCAATAGAAACGTTTAAAATTTGTTCTACTGTGCCGTATGCGACAATATTATTGCCTTCTATTACGGCGTACATATTACACCGACTCTTTTAAGAAGTAAGTAATTAAACAGGTTCCCTTGCCACCAACTCCAGATGTTGCACCCTCTTCGCAGCCTCCGCCGCCTCCGCCAGTACCATCAATTCCAGCTGAACCTGAGCTTCCATAAACTGAATATGAAACTCTAGATCCACCAGAACCTCCACCATTGGAACCTACACCAACTCCCCAGTCTCCGCCACCGCCTCCGCCACCGCCGAAGCCCCAAAGACCTGATCCGCCATTTCCACCGCAGCAATTTTGATCTGATGAAGAACCTTTATATTCTCCAGAACCACCCATTGATGCACCTTCTCCGCCATTTAATCCTGAAACATTGTGTGTTCCTTGTCCACCATATGTATACCATGAGTGGTGAATCATCATGCAACGAGCATGATCTCCAGCTCCGCCTGCTCCTCCGCCACCGCCAGCACCTGAGTGTGAAGATTGTCCTCCACCGCCACCAGAAGATCCACCAACACCTTGACGACCAGGTTGTCCATAAGCTCCACCGCCACCGCCTCCGCCAGCCTGTACTAATGTTGCAGCGTTATAAACAAGTGATGAAGTTCCGCCGTCTCCACCATTTGTATTTGTATTTCCAGAAACGTTTGTTCCACCATTTCCAATATTAACTGTAATTGATTGACCAACTGGAACTGAAGAAATATCAATAAAACGACGAATTACCTGTCCGCCTCCTCCGCCACCGCCTGCGTGACCAGATGAATGACATCCACCTCCACCGCCTCCGCCACCTACAAGAATAACTTCAATTGAAGACATTGTATTAGCTGGGCGTGTCCAAGTAGAAGAAGTATTGTATTTTACTGTTATAGGCTTTAGCACCTTTCCAGATACACCACCTGTTGTTGCAAGAACAGATGCCAACGTTGCATTAGAATTCAATGCAACTTGCATGTTATTTTGCATTGTTGTATCTAATCCTGGTAGTACGTATTGTGTTGTAGTTGTGCTAACTGCCATTTAATGTTTCTCCCTATACGTTCAAGTCTGCGAATGCGTATGCACCATAAATAGTGGTTCCGCCATCACGAGTGTAAAAATTTAATACTGTTGTATTTGTAGAAAGAAGTGGTGCTACGTTAGAAGCTCCACCACCATCCCACTTAACTGCTGATGGCCATGTAACTGTATATGATCCACCAGACTTAATTTCAACTTGCCAAAATGCTGCTTTAGCTGTTGAAGGAATATTTGAAAATGCGATTGTTGCATTTCCAAGAACCGTCATTGCAAAAACGTTGTAAGTTGAAATATCGCATGTTGCTGTACCATTTGCAGCAATATTTCCTTTTGCTTCAACTGCTGAAGGAATATTAAAATATGTATATCCTTGACCATTAATTGGTGCTTGAAGATATGTGTATGTCCAGAGTGCTGGAGATACTGTTTGTGGTATGGATGTAATTGGCATTAGTTTGTTCCTCCTGGTGCAACTGCTGGTGCATCTAACCCTTGTGCAAGTCTTTCTGCAGCTAGCTCTTGATCTCTCTTAAGCATTTCTTCTGCTCTTTTTAAATCTTCTTCTGTAATTGTGTCTACACCTTTTGGAATACCAATAAACTTTGATCCATCCCATGTAAAGCCAACTCCAACATGTGAATGCAATCCAGTTGGGTCTTCCCAATCTGTGCACTCAATTAATTTAAGTGGTGCTAAATCTTTTTCTAACTTAGGAAGCAATTCATTATATTCTGCTTCATCGCTAGGCATTACCAATACATTTTCAACAATGTTATCCGAATTAACCAAAGCCAATGATCTGTACGACATTATGCACTCTCCTTTAACCAATATGTTAGAACGACAGTTCCATTGCCGCCCTTACCTCCAGTGCTACCATCTGTAGCACCTCCGCCTCCGCCACCTGAACCATCAATTCCAGGTTGTCCTGCTGAACCATAAGGAGAACCATTTCCTGCTCCACCTGCTCCACCACCGTTAGAACCTCCACCCATTGCATGACGGCCTCCGCCACCGCCACCTCCGCCAAGTCCGTAAAGTCCTCTTCCACCTTGTCCACCAGTTGTAGATTGTGAACCAGATGAATCTCCACCCATTCCCATTCCACCCATTGATGAACCTTCATCTGTTGCAGGAGTATGTGAAGCATGTCCTGCTCTCATTCTCCAAGAGTGTTCTTGATTTTGTCCCCAGCCTTGTCCGCCTGCACCGCCAGCTCCGCCACCGCCACCGCCTGCACCGTGGTGAGTTCTTGAACCTCCACCGCCAGTTGATCCACCTGGTGATTGTGGTGCATGGTTACCGTAAGCTCCGCCACCGCCACCGCCGTAAGCAGTAATAGTTGTTGCACCATAAGTTAATGTTGTATTTCCACCATTGTTACCATTTGTATTACTTGAACCAGAAACTGCAGCTCCTCCTGAACCAATTGTAACAAGGATTGATTGTCCTACTGCAACAGAAGAAATATCTAAATTTCTTCTAATTACCTGACCGCCACCTCCGCCACCGCCAGAATAATGTGATGAGTGTCCACAACCGCCAGAACCTCCAGCACCAACAACAATAGCATCAATAGCCGAAACTGTATTTGCTGGTCGTGTCCAATATTGAGTAGAATCTAATTTGACTGTAACAGGCTTGACTACTTTAATTGCAATGTTTCCTGCTGCTGCAAGTACACCAGCAAGTGTTGTATTTGAATTTAATGCTGCATTTAAGTTATCTTGAACTGATTTATCAAGACCTGGCACTAAAATTTGTGTAGTTGAATTTGCTACAGCCATTGTTTAAACTCCTCTAATTTCTAATTATACGTTTGTGATCTTTACGCCAGAGATAAAGTATGTAACACCAGAGTTAACTGATGCTGTAACTGTAATTGTCTCTGCTGTATTTAATACTTGCTTAAAGTCTAGAACTGTCAAAGATCTTGGTGCGAGATCAAGATTTTTGCAGAAGTTAATTCCAGCCATCTTCAATGTTACTTGGTTGGCTGCGTCTGTGATATTATCGAAGGTAACAGAAGTAACTACATCTGTCTCTCCGCCAGGAACTGTTAGAATTGTTGTTTCTGATGTTGTTGCTGTTCCTGCAGCAAAACGTGCTGGTAAGCTTACTGTTGCCATATTAAATTACTCCCATATTTGTGTATAAAGTGTAGTTGCTGATCTGTGATGCAAGGCTAGCAATGTTCTGTGTTCCAGCTGTATTTACTGCTGCAATTTGTGTTGCACCAGCTGTTTGCACTGAAGTTACCTGACCTGATCCAGAAGATTGAATTGAATTGATGCTAGATGAAGTAGCAGCTACAATATCATTTACCCCTAAAAGATTTCCCATTGCTTCAATTGCTTTTGCAAGAAACACTAGGTCTTGAGCAGAGAGGGTGCTGCTGCTAAGAGCATCTACCTTAGTCTTGAAGGTAGTGATTTGACTTGATAAACTGTCATAACTTGGCATAATATTTCTCCTGTACTAAATTATAGCATAATCCAATTATTGTTTAGGTTCCCGCCAGCCTACAATACTTCTTATTATACCTTAGTAAGTCTTAAGAAGCCTACTAAAGCCCTGTAGTATATGTATGGACTATACCCACCAAAATAACCATTGATACGACTCCCACCAAGACCCTGTAGTAATCTTTGAATGAGGCCCCAAAAATCTGTCTTCCCAGAAGCATACATTTGTGCATTGGGGACAAAAAGTATCCAGCCCAATTTACTGCAAAAAGAATTGGAAGATATTGAAGGCCAAATGCTGCTGAAGATATTCCAATAAGTCCTGAAAACTTTTCGCTACTTCCCAAAAGCCAACTGATGGCAAATGAGGCTATTAAAACCACTATAAGCAAGCTAGTTTTTTGAGCATTATCAAACATACGTTGAAATGCCTCATGATGATATCCAACAAAATTACCCATCATTAATAGGCCTGTGACAAACAACATTGTTTTTAATCCGCTTCTAAATTCTTTTGCTGGATCCATATTGTGCTTTTTGCGTTCTGACCTAAAATTTATTTCAACGTCTTCTTCTTTAAGTACTCCAAAAATATACCAAAGGGCACATGTAATTGCTGTAGCCAAAATAGCCCAGGTACGTCCTAGGAATGTCCAATAACTAATATGAAGTGCAGCCATTGGAATAATTACCGTTTGCTCTAATGGGGACCAAAAATAAAAATGATGAGTAGCCAAATAATCAATTACGGCATATTTCTTGCGTTTTTCTTTATCTTGCGGTGCTACAGTATTTAAAACTCCCGCTGAAATAACTACACGACCATTAATTGGAAGTACCCCAGCAATTGCTGAAGTTATTGCAATGACCGCTCTTTTAGATTTAAATATTCTTGAAATTGATAAATACAAAGGTTGAAACACATCATATTTTTTAGCATAATATGAAAGAACCAGCACGGTTCCCAACATAAGAATGTAGTACCATTCTTGAAATAAAATAGATAAACTTGGCATATTACTTTTCCACAACTACTATATAAAGTCCATTCCACCAGTCGGTGTCGGATTCTAAGCTATTTAATATCTTCTTACTATACAATATTGTTAATCCAGATTCAACTATTCCCTTATGGGCACCCTGCACAACTTCCGTCCAATTTGCATCATCAAATATTAAAATAGATTGATTAGCAAATGAAGGTGAGTAATACTTGACCGCATTTTTTGTGGACTCAAAATCATGAGGGCCATCATAAAAGAAAAGATCAACGTCTGAAATCTTAGAAACATTAACTTTAAACATATCAGAGTTAGATATAAATATTTTATTATTACCCGTGTAAGGCTTAATATTATTTTTAAATTCTTCTAGTGTATTAGTGATTGGTGTCTCCCAACCATCTCTAACTGCTTGTGGGGCTTCCTGCCACGTATCTACAAAGTACGCTGATAGATTATTTCCCAATAAAGCACTAGCTGCTGTAGCACCTTGATAAGAACCAATTTCTAAATATTTAGATGAATTTTTTGCTAATCCATTAATTAAAGATTGAACTCTAGTTGATGTTAACCCAGGAATATTAATTTCAATTGGTGCATTTACAGAATTAACCAACTCTTGTGCAACCATAGCAACTTTTGGATTAATATGGTTGCCATATTTAGCAGCCATTATTTTGTCGCAATAGCCACAATCCCAGCAATCAAATTTACAATTCTTGATCTTATTACGCCAGATGGTAATCGGCTTATCAACCATATTAGTTTCTTCAATAAAATCATTAAAGCTGTCAAATAGAATTTCTTCATTATTGGCATACCTCCTGATTATATCCATAGTTTCTTTAAGCCTTGTATGGGACTCCCTCCCATGCATTTTAATAACATCAATCCCAAGGTCATCAATAAACTCCTGCCAATCTTCACGCCAGGGCGGAAAATTAGCTGTTTTCAATGATACCGCAAAATCCTCATGGTCCCATTTTGGGCAAGATACACGGCTTATTGGATCATTAAAATATTGAGGCCCATCTGTGCGGGTATTATTAAACTGATAATGTTCATCCATCATAATACATCCGCCATAACAACTTTCATTTGCTAGCAAAGATAGCTTTACTCCAAATTGTTGTTTAGCCTTTTTAAATCTTTTTAGTTTTTCATGATCCCTCATAAGATCACGGTCAAGGTTAATATAATCAAATCCAGCTTTTGCCAATTTTTCTATATCTCTTGGTTCTGATACATTTCGAAGGATAGTATTTTTTACAAATAACTCTGGAAAAGCTTTTTTGATTTGTCCTGTTGCCATCCAGTGTGTGTGGGGAATTGTTGCTGATCTAATTCCAGATTCATATACTGGCCTAAAAGACTCTATAAATAAATCAAGGTTCTGCTGCGATGGTCTTACCTCAATATTATTAAATACTGCTGAAGCAGTTACTCCAGTTTCATTTTGAATATAAAGGGCAAGGGAGACAAGGTACTCGTGATCTTCTTTTCCGCCTTGAAAAACATCTCCCATGGCATCTTGAGTAAATGGTTCAACTCTGCAGGTAAAATAAAAATCATAAATAAACGATTTGTATTCTTTTAAGAATACTATAAATTCGTTTAATTGATTTTCTTTTAACTTTGGGTTAAGAGGAACGCTAAACATTATCCTACAAATCTAGTTTAAAATCTCCAGAAAGATAATCTTTTTGGATGCCAAAACGGTTGTGTAATAAGTTTACCGTATCTTCCATAGTTTGGCAAGCATCTATTTCCCCCATTATTTGTTTTTTCTTTTCAATAAGAACATGTTCTGATTGCCAGTTTTCATCTCTAAATATTTTAAGAGTAGTTAAAGATATAGATATTTTATTATAATAATATTTATTTAACATGTGATGCATAACTGCTTTATCACAAAGTACTGCATTTACTTTGTCTTCTTCTGTAAAATAATATTTAAATTTATCTTTATATACTTCTAGGACATCTTCTCCAAGTTGATCGTACTGAGTAGTTCCTATTCTTACGCTTATGCTTCCTTTTAGTTTTCCCGCAAATTTATATGCCATTGCAACTTTTTCTGGAACAACTAGGCAATCAATCATTTTTATATATGGCAAAAGCGATTCGTCAAACCTACCAAATCTAAGACCCAAGTAACCACCAATTTCTTCAATATAACCTTGATGATTTCCTATGCTTTCAATATCATAAATTATATAAATCATTATACTTCTAGTTCTTCCCAGTCTGAAGAATCTGTAGCTTCTAAAGCTAATTTTTCTGAAACAACCTTATGTGCAATTTCTAATTTATGTCCAGTAGTAATTGTTTTTTCTACCGCACATTCAATTGCTTTCATCTGATCTTTTTCTGGCAACTGGCCAATTGCTTCCATATTTCCAACGCCAACATGACCATAGAATAAAAGATCATTTGCTGCTTGTTGTCCCAGGCGGGTAATCCAAAGTTCTGCTTCTAGTCGTTCTTCCTCTTCATAATTACCAATAATATCAATGACTCTTCTACCATCTGGCAACATACCTTCTTCAGATTCATTAAATCTGGTAATAAGCATCATAAACTTGTCACGTTCTTCATAAGACATAGTTAAAATATTTTTAACATTATCCAGCTCTCTATATTTTTCTTTAATATCCAAATCATGTAGCTTTAATTGTGCTGGAGAAGATACCTGTTGCTTATATTCTTCAATCAATTCAATTTGAAGTTTTGTTTTTTCAATTTCATGCTCCATTTTAAGGATCATATCTTCTCTGGTTTTTAGTTCCAGCATGAATTGTCTTAGCTTACCAAATGGTGAGTATTGTGCATTTCCAATAAAATTATCCATTTTAAATACTGGGGTTCCCCAGTTTCTATTTACGGAATACAAAAGAATGTCTTTTTGTTCTTTTGTATAATTGGAAACATCAGACTCAATGTCATTGATGTAACGCATTTATTTTCCTATCTATGCTCTCCACGCTGCGATGCCAGAACTTCTGCCACCTACGCCCTTGGGCTGCATTGTTGCTCCGCCCTCAAAACCACTATCTGTGGTGTAATTTAATCTATAAGATCTATTGTTCTGTGCTCCATCATATGAGCCCATCATATAACCATGATCTTGACCCATATCAAAATTTTCTTCTCCAGTATTTCCACAAGGCTTTGTAATATTTCCAGCATTTGTTTCTGTTGTAACATTCCATCTGCGAAGGTTATAACCACCATTATATGATCCTTCATTACCTGCATATACATATGTAAGCTTTGAAGATTGACCATGCTGTTGATCGTGTGCTCCAGCTGGAGATGCAGAAGACTGAGTCTCTGTTGCAAATGTCATTTTCATAGAAGCGTTTCCATCTTCATATGTCCAACCCTTTGTTTCTGTAAAGAATGAAGAGTTTCCTCCGCCGCCATAACCAACATAAGATAATCCAACTGATGAAAGCCATGCTTGAGTTGTAAAATCAAAACGCATAAGGGCATTGTTTCCATTTGGAACAACCCATGCCTTTAATTTTTCTTGCTGGCATCCTTGTCCTGTTTGTGCAACTGTATATGGCATTGTAGGTCCTGTAGATCCTGTTTCTGTAACCATCTGTAATTGTGAAACACCATTGCTAGTTGGACAAAAAGAAGACATAGTTCTTAAAAGGTATGCATATGTTGATCCACAAATTCCACCGCAATAAGCTCCACCTGAAGGAAGTAAATCTCCAAGATTTGTTGATGTATCTGTAGAATGTTGCATTCTATTTACGTTACGCCATACACTTGAATTTTGATATCCAGATAAAAGATAGCCTGTAGTAATAATTTCTCTAAGCAAAAATGTTTTTGCTTGAGGAGAAGCCATATATCTATTTGGTGGAAATGGCATTTAAGACCTCAATAAGTCTGGTAATGTAACCGATGAAATTCCTAATGTTGGATACTCAATATTAAATGGATCTGCTTGTTCTGTAATATCTCTAAGTGCTTGTCTAAAATCTGCAATTTGTGTTTTTTCAGATGCATTAAAGTTCTTATAAACATCTGTAAGCATAAGATAATCTGTAGCTTTAAGCATGTTATTTCTATTATACTTAACAGTTACCCATTGAGCATCTTGTGCCGCTTTTTTTTCATCATTTGTTAAATTTAAAACTTTATAAGATCCAACAACTGCTCCCGCATTCCATTCACGGGTAAACAAAAGTTTTTTTGTTGCCTTATCAAATTCTGGAACTGTTGGATCATCTTGAACGACATACCAATCATCAAAACCTTCTAGATGTGACTGAAGGATTGGTGATGGAAAATGTGTTGATGGATATAACTCTCTTAATGATTGCTCATCAATAACTTGAACGATTTCTTCATCTATAACTTGTGCATACATTATCTTGAGTCCTTCATCGCTACTGTGCCTCTCCAAGAAGTTCCATTATCGTATGTAATAAATGTAATAACATCAATTCCACCTGCAGTTAAAGCTGGTGCTGTAGCTGCTGGATACTTGGCATTTGTAAATGTTACTGTATAAGATCCTCCACCATTAAGCTGTAGTGAAAATCCCACAACTCCAGTTGATGGAGTGTTTGTAATATTAAATGTTGTATTTCCATTTAGTGTACATGTAAAATCATTTGAAAGAGATAAATCTAGGTTTACTGTACCGCTTGTTGTTCCCAGATCAATTCGTCCTGTTTTATATCCAGAGATTGTGGCTCCTGTTGTGGTGATATTAGTAAAATTCATTGTTGAGTTAACAACATCGCTATAAAGTGCCACTATACTAATCTCCATCCTCTTGTTGAATCAACATAAACCAAGTGTAGTCTAGCAGAGTTTGTATTTACAGTCATATCTTGACCTACACCCATAATATTAGAACCATTTCTTGCAATTGTAAAGTTTGTTGTTCCTGCTGTTCCTGCAGCATCAACAATTCTTACTGCTTGTCCAATTGATGGAGTTACTGGAAGTGTAATTACCAAGTTAGCTGCTGGAACCACAAATACTCTATCAGCATTTACTAATGTTTTATTTGCTGTTACAAGCTGCCAAGCATTCCATCCACCGAGGGATGCCAATGCTGATGCTGTGGCAATTGCTGATGCTTGAGAAGTGCTTGTTGTTTCAAGTGATGTAACACGAGGAGATAGATTTGTATAAGATGATTGTAATGTATTATATGAAGATTGAAGATTTGATACAGCAGTTCCATTTGCAGTTGCATTTACTGTTGCAATTGTTGATGTTCCAGCTGCTTGTACTTGAGTAACTGCATCAGCTGTTGCTGCTACAATATCTTGTACACCTAATGCTGTTCCAATAACAGTTAGTGCTTCTGCAAGAAGGAGTAGGTCATTAGCTGTAAGGCTACCTGATGCTGTTAATGCATCAACCTTATTTTTAAATACTGTTATCTGATTAGATAAAGTACTGAAACTTGGCATCTATTCCCCCTATTAAGCTTGAGCTTCTGTCCAAGACAGACGTGTTGTAATGTTACCAGTTGTAGCACCAAGGTTTGTTGCTACGATTGTAAGAATATCTGGACCATTTGGATATCCTGGAGCTGAAGTATTTCCATTTCCAGAAAGAATTGATGTTCCAAGATCTCTTACTTTTGAAAGATCAAAGTTTGTAACAGAAAGGTTATCACCACCAGAGTTTTCAGTATAGAACGCAAACACCTGGTCACCTCCCGTAATTGTATTTGTTGGGTTAGTAATTGTTGTTCCTGGAACTCCAGAACCATCATGATAAATTACTTGTGCAAGAGAACCACCTGGAATTCTTGTAGTTTCCCAATCTCCTGGAATTGATACACCAGCCATTGAAGCTGGGTTCAAAAATCCTTGTACAAGGAACTGTCCAGAGGACAAAATACCAATTGATGAAAGGTTAAGCTGCATGTGGTTAACAATTTCACGAATTCCATAATTTCTTCCAAGACCATTGTCTACTGAAGGGGCAATTCTAATTGATACCAATGGTCTAGCTTGTGAAGATGTACCAAAGGATTGTGTTGCTGTACCAGACACAATCAATGTTGCAAATGTTGTTGAGTTTGAAATATTATATGTAATTGTATTTGATGTTACAGCTGTTACAGAAAATGTTCCGTTAAATGTTTGAGATTCTGTTATTGTTCCCGAAAGTCCAGTATAAGAAACGTTTTGAGGCCATACTCTTGTATATGTAATTTGATTTGATGTTGGAACAGTTGCAATTACATATGTTCCATTAAATATTGTATTTCCTGCAGCAATAACACCAGTTACTGAAATTGTTTGTCCTGCAATCAGGTTGTGAGCACCAGAAGTTGTAAGTGTTGCAGTATTATTTGTGGTAATTGCTGCTGCTGTTACTGTTGCTGTTGTGTTAACACCAGAGATAGAAACGTTGTATCCTGGCTGAATTGTATGTACTGTAGATGTTGTAAGAGTTGCTACACCACCTGTTGCTGAACGAGATGCAATCTTTGCAGTAAATGTACCAGATCCTGAAATTTGCAAGAATCTCTGCATACCAGCGGTAAAGATGTATGACTTATCATCATCAAATCTTCCGTCCATAATAACCGAAGATCCCCAGTGTGAAATAACTGGTGCACATTGCTGTGAAATTGGTTGTACTGAAACTTGTGTAGTTCCTGCTCCTCCTGGAATTGTAGCATCTGGTGTGAAAACAACAGATGTTGATGTTCCAGTTAAATTAACCATTGAACCTGAATAATTGATTGACATTGGTTGTCTACGTGCAATATTAATTAAGTATCCGCCTGCAACTGCATTGTATGCACCAATTGATGAATAAGAAAGAATTTCAGTATTCTGATCATCCTTAATCATTAAATAGCCATCTGTTGGCCAAAAATCAACGTTATCAACATACATTGCAATTTCTGTTGGGTTAAGATTTGCACCACTAATTGCTGTTCCGCCTGCTACTAAACGAGCAAACTTTGTTGGCTCATTGACTGCTTCATAACGAGCTGGAAGGTTACCAGAACGCATATATGCTTCTGTATTAGCATTGTTATTAGGCATCTTGTGGCAATAGAAAATATTTCCATCAGTTGCTCTAAATCCAAAACGGATGAATCCTGCACCATACCATGTATAGTCAATATAAACCATCTGCATGCGACCTGGATCAATTACATAACCCGAAGGTCCTGTTCCATCCATCTTATCAATGTTCCATTGTGATTGAGGAACTTTCACTTGCTCTGTCTTTAAATATCTAGCAGATGTTACTGTCTGTGCTTTATAAGCAGGAGAAATATAAAGTTCTGTATCATTATTAATTTGAATAACTCTATAATGAGCACCTCTAATTGCAATCTGGTCTCCAACTACAAGCTGTTTTCTAAATCTTGTATTTGTTCCTTGAACATAGTTAGAATATTGTGTTAGATTTAAGCGGCCAAATAATTCTTTCTTTGTATATCTACGAACAACATGGTATTGATCTCCATCATATTCAAAGAAAAATCCATTTTGATCATCAAACAATCCGCAACGAGTTGCTGCACCCTTCCACTTTGTAACTGTAATCTTAAGGTCTGTTCCACCTGGGAATTGATCTGTTGAAGGAATTACTTGTGGTAATGTCATTTGGAATTTAAATGTATTTGTTCCAGTTGTTTCTGAAACTGTAAATGTATTATTCCATGGGTTATAAGAACCTGTTACTGTTGCATTTTCAACTCTAATCTTTGCACCTGGTTGTAGACCATGATCCTGCCTTGTTGTTACGAATACATCTACGACACCAACTGCATTGTTGTTAGCATAAATATTATCAATGTCATAAGTTGGTGTAAGTTTTGCACCAGTTGAGAATTGAATTGATTTACCTGATTGGTAGCGGAAATAACGACGTGTTTGACGAACTGTTTGAACACCACAAACGTTGTTTGCTGTTGTTAAAATAACTCCACCATCAAATGGGCGGTGATCAACATAACCTTCTGGACGTGTGTATAATCCAATGTTAGTTGTTGAAATTGGATTCAAAACCTGTGAGCCAGATGCTACTGTAAATTTAAATTGATTTGGTTGAGAAACGTTTGTGATAAATTGATTTCCACCAATTGGAGAAGTTAAATCACCAATAAGAATTGGTGTTCCTGGAAGAAGACCATGAGGTCTTGGTGTTTGAACTGTAATTACAGAAGGTGTTGCTTGATCTGAAATTGCACTCCATCCGCCAAATCCACCTGTAAGTCCGCCCATGATATGTGCATTATCATAAATTCCTCCACCATAAATACCAGTCATGTTTCCATCTTTAAGTGTTCCTGATACAACTCCACGAGCAGTATATGTAAATGATGTTGAATCAACTACTAATACTGGAAAGGTTCCATCTGTTACGCTTGAAGTTGTTTCTTGAACTGATACAACATCTCCAGTTGCTAGTCCGTGTGCTGAAGCTGTAACTACGGTAACTGTAGATCTTGGAGAAACTCCATCTGCTGAAATTGAGATAAGGTCATATGAATTTCCGCCTGTAGTTCTAGAGAAAAATGTTGGATAATTATCGCATGTTACTAATGCTTCCCATTTTGATGGCTGAACACCATATTCAAAGTCTGTATCCATGAGGGATTGTGGTGGTGCAACACGAAGCTTTTGAACAGCATCTAAAAGAGCTGGTTCAAATGTAACTGTATCATTTACTTCATCATAGACAATGGCAAGTTTGTCTGTTGAAAGCATTGAGGAACAATTATATTCAAGAACAATTGTTGTTCCTGGCTTATTAACACTTGAATTATTTTGTGTTACAGAAATTGCACCGATATTTGGGTCTGAGAAGTTATAAATTACTACGCCCTGTGTGACGTTAGTAATAAGCATCAAGCGTTCTTGCTTGATTACTCTAGGAATATAGAGAGTATTAGTGCTTGGTGTAAATGTATAATATGTCTCTTCTATTTGTCTTCTTGCCATGTATTTACTCCCTTAAAATAAGAAACTGCTAGCTGCAAATCTACTGTTTAATTGTGTTTGTGTTAATGTTGTAGTGTACTTTGGATAGTATATACCCAAATTGCATAGTACGTCTACTTCCCATGCCGCCGTTTTTGCATACAGTTCATTTGCTAAAACGCTTCCTGATGGACCAGTTGCTCCAGTGTCACCCTTTGCTCCAGTTGCTCCAGTTGGGCCCTTAATGTTTCCTTGTAATGACCATGTTCCAGCACCTGATGCATCATATACATACCAGTTGCCAGTTGAAGTTGCTAGATATGTATCGTTGCCAAGTAATCCAGCTTTTGCAGGACTTGTTGATGTTGGTGCATTTGTTCCAGTGTAATTAAGTGAACCTCTTACTCCAGCTACACCTTGAATTCCTTGTGTACCTTGTTGTCCAGTTGCACCTCTAGGAATTTGAAAATTTAAAATTGCTGCAGTTGCTGTTCCAGAATTTGTTATTGTTGCATTTGTTCCAGAACTTGTTGTGTCTACTGTGCCAACAGAAATTGTTGCATTTGTTCCAGCTGGACCAGTAGCACCTTGAGGACCTTGAGGTCCTGGTCTAGATCCTGCTACGACGACCCATGAAGAGCCATCCCATCTTTTAAGTGACATAGTATATTACTCCTTTACAAAGTATACCAAAGTTTTTATAAAAAGCCCATCCATGTTAAAGCTTCATTTTTACGAGAAACAACCTCAACTTCTGAAACTTTACTGTTTAATGGCTGTGGAACCCACCCACCATTAATTGAAACATATACAACATTTGTACTTGAGTCTACTGCAATCATGCCTGGTTTTGAAACAGCATATGGAAATTCAGTTACACTATTATAAGTTGGAAAATATAAATTAGAATAATATGTTGGAGTATCTAAATCTTGTGTGTCCACCCAAAGTTGTGCATTTGCGGGATTTGGGGCAGTTGTTCCAATTTGTACCAATTGTCCATCTAAATCATCAGTATCAATCCAAAGTTCACCAGTATAACTTGGAGTCTGAGGCTCTGTAGCAGAATAAATTAATTCCCCTGGAGCTAAATTAGGATCTACCCAAAATTCATATTGTGCTGGATCTGGTGCAGTTGTTCCAGTAAAGAATTGTCCATATGGCATTCCAAGATCATCTACGTCAAACCAAATGTCTCCTTCAAGAGCCGCAGCATTTGGTGGAGCAATCATTCCAAAGAAAAGGGTTGCTGGTGTTGCAGTTCCATCTGTAGAAATGCTTGGCAATCCTCCGCCTCCGCCTGCACCACCTGAAACATCTTTCCAAACTAAACCATCAAATACTCTAAGTTTTTCTGCTGCAAGGTTGTAATAAATTTGTCCTTCAACTGGATTGCTTGGAGCAACATCCATGCCCATAATAATACCTTGATTAAAAGTATTTTTAGTTGTCCAAACATTTTCTGTAGTTAGACTTAAAGCAGTTGAAGCATACTCCCAATTTGGAGTAAATGAATATAGTGTCCAGTTTCCAAGAACTGTTGGAGGATATCCAGGATTACCAGGGTTTCCTGTTCTAATATAAAAATCTCCAGCAGTTCCATATGGACTACCAACTGGAATAGAAATAACATCGTTTAATGCATAATACCCGCCGTTATTATAGTCTCCTTTATAAGCAGCTGGATACTTATTGTAAATCTTAAGTGCTCTAACACCGCTTCTAAACTCATCTGTATCTAACCAAAAAGCACCGTGTGCGGGATTAGATGGTGGAGTATCTGACATAACAGCCTTAGAAGGCTCTGTAATGGCTTCTAAAATAAGTTGATTAGCTTCGTCGTCATACATCAAGTTCATATTTTTATTATTGCCATGTGTAAACAATGGAGCAATATAATCTTGAACTTGTTCTTGAGTAAGTTGTGGGCTAACGGTTAAAACAATTTTATTATTAGCATCATCATAAGTTGCTGTAACATTATTATGGCTTGTATGATTAAAAAGAATTGCTGAAGCATCTTGTGCTGCCTCTATAAAATCTGTGATATTTGTAGATACGTGAGTATGACCTACTGCTGATTTTCCAGCCAAACTTGTTGACATTGTTGTAGCAAAATTTTTATCTGCTCCAAGTGCGTCTGATAACTCTTTTAAAGTATCTAATACTGCTGGGGCTCCATTTACCAAACCTGAAATTTTTTGATCTGTATAAAATCCAGCTGCAGAAAGTGCTTGATCAGCTTTTGATTGAGCATCTAAAGCTGCACCTGAGACGGCACCTGCAACCTCTTGGTCTGTATAAGATTTTGCCTCTAATACTCCAGCTGCAAGCTCTACATCTCTTGTAATTGAAGACGGAATTTCTGAATCTCTTAATAACCCATTTGCGTCAAGTGTTGGGGTTCCAAATGGAACATCTTTAAAAGCTTCAAATGTTGAAACAGTTAAATAATCTCCAAGAGTTGTTGTAAGTCCAGTTGATAGTACAACTTCTGGAGCTACTGATAAATTAATCTTATTTGTTGCATCGTCATATGTAACCGTTATATGAGAGTGAGATCCATCAACTAAAGCTTTTGCCGCTGCATCTTGAGCACGTTCTTCAGTAAAATAAAGACTAGAAATATTTTCAGCAACTGAAGCAGTTGTAATATTGTCTACAAATGATTTTAATGTGGTCAGCCTATTTTCAACAGAAGTTACGTCAGTTGACCCAGTTTTTCCAACTTTTCTTTGTAGGGCTTTTATGGCATCATTTGCCTTGGAATGCTGTTCTGAGTGAGATACAACTTGAACCGAATCAGTTGATTGCGGGTTTACAAAGGTGTCTAAGTCAGTTGGGTACAGGGTAGTCATATCTTATATTATACCTCTTTGGAGGACTAAAGGCCTAATTGTTCGTCTGTGTACTTTTCTATCTCTTGTTGAGGATCAACTGAATCCCATTTTTTTATTGGACAGTTAGCATTAGCTAGTTTTACCTTTAAATTCATTATGCAACCACATTTCTTGCATTGATGTGTGGATTTTATGTATTCTGGGCAAGCTTTGCAAATGTTAAGCCTTTCTTCTGCAATTATCTCTGTAACCCTTTCAATCTTTTTATTAAAAAGATCCCATGGTCTTGCTGATCTATTTGGAACATCAGACATTAAATATACCTCTTTTTCTTTCTATAATCTCTTTTGTACATTCCGCCTGCTGCTTCTCCATTTAAATATCTTTCAGATTCATAATCAATTCTAGCATCTTCTTTCTTTACTGTAAATACTGGAGAAACTTTATCGTAAATGTTGCTTTTCCAATCTTCACGTTTAAAAGGAATTATTTGAATTACTGGAGTTCCTTTTGGGATTAATCCATCAAAATTATTTTTCATCATAAATGGAAATAAAACTGGCATAATATAATTATCTGTATCAACAACTCCAGACATGCTGTGAAATGGGAGATCAAAATAATTTAATGGGTGCGTAAACATGCAACTATACCCAGGAGGAGTTTTAATTAAATATGGGTTTCCCCATTTAAAAGCGTATTCAATAAATTCAGGAGAAAGAGTAATGTCTCCGAGCTGAGTCCACGGATGCATGCCTATTGCTTTTGTTGCAACATTTCTACTTCCAGTAAAAGTATATTGATTATCATTTTTTCCAAAAATATAGTCTTCTGTTGTTACAAGAACATAACCTGAATTAAATGCATCTAATATTGGAATACATCTTTTTGCTGTCAAATCTTTTCTTTTGTCGTTTTCTCTTAGTACTGCTGTGCCTGGTAAATTTTTATACCACTCTGGCATTACATCTATTGCTTTTTTAACCTCTAAAAAACTTCCATCTTTATCAGAATCAACTAATACAAAATCAATGTTCCCGTTGGACGAAGTGTCTTTTGGAGACTTTTTATTCCACTTCATCTTTACCTCTTTTATATTTTTTAGGAACCCACATATTTTTTCTGTAATATCCGTATGCAATATTTCTTGCTTCGTGTCCAAAAAAATGATCCATCTCATTTAAATGGCCAACTTTTGAAACCCAGGTAGATCTTTTAATTGGAATTAGTTGAACTAGGGGAGCTCCTCTTTCTATAACGCCAAGCCAACCATCTTTAATAAAAAAGGGAAGGTTGCCGTTTGGAGCAAACCTATCGCTATCTACGATTCCGCTTAAAGTATAATATGGCAAATCTGTTCTATTTAATGGATGTGTTGCTAAAACACTCCAACCTTTAGGAAGTTTCATTCCCCAATGATTTGTCCAAACAAGATGGTTATTTGCAAACCCATAAGGTCTTGGAATTGTATGTCCAATATCTCCATGTCTTTCAGCAATTTGAGTCCAATCAATATCTGTAACTTGCCATTCTCCATTTTTATCTTTTTCTACATATTCCCACTCAACAACATCATTTTCATTTTTAGTAATTCTTATGTTTGCTACAGAAACCATCATATACCCAGAACTAAGAGCATCTAAAAATGGCATACATGATTTCAATCCTCCAGAAATTCCTTGTTGATCAATATTGGCAATTAGTCCAGTTTCAATCTCAATAAAAGATTCGGCTTTTCTAAACCATTCTGGAATAAACTCAGAAGATGGTTTTGGGTACTCTAAATTGTACTGGAATCCCCTTTTTCTTAAAAATTGAAGAACTTTCATTACTTTTTATTTTCTATTGAAATAAACAGACCGTTTTCGTATCTGTCTCCAAGTGCTGGTTTTTTATCTTTTGGAATTTCAACTATATCTGGATTACTCATTAAAATGGCAGCCATTTTTGGTTGGCAATGAATAATTTCTACAACTTCTCCATCAATTACAAACGCTATATGATTTGTTATAGAAGATACATCTGGATGAATATTTTTAGATATAAACTTTTTATATTGCCATTTTTTGTAAAAGTTAATTTTGGCATAGAATTGTTTTCTTCTTTGCTTTCTGTATTCTTTTTTAATATGCTTGTATTTATGAGACATTATACAACCTTAAATTCGTCTATTGCCGATCCTTGTGATGCCGCATATGTTGTTGGAGCTTTTAGTATACCATGTTTTTTAGTTTTTGAATATCCAGAAACTGTTGAAAATTGATCTGATCCTATTTGAGATGTATATCCAGATCCAGAATAAGCTTGCACTGTAACTGTGCTACCGTTTAAAATTGTTTTAAATCCTGCAACTGTTGAGCTTAAAGCAAATGTTGCAACTGTTGAAATTGTACCAGCAATAGATTTAATTAATTTAATACTATTATTTGTTACACAATTGCAATCATAATAAGTTGTTGCATTATATGCCCCACAACAGTTTGCTGCATAATTAGAATTACAATTTGAAGTATTCCAAGCTGTACATGTACCATTTTGATTGCAGGTTCCAGCTACCCATTGACTATAAGGAGTTCCTGCAACATACCCACCAACACAATATGATGAACCAGAACAGGTACAATTTCCTTGATTATAATAAGGTTGACTATTTCTTTTGCATCCGCCGCATGATTGTGCTTGGGCAAATGTCAATCCGCATGAAGAAGCTGGAGCAGCGTTTCCTGAACCACCACATGTATACCAAACGTAATATCCCGCTGTATAACCTTGATTGTATGTTCCGCATGGACAAGCGTCATAAGCAAATCCTCCTGGGCATGTAGCTGGATTTGTTCCAGAATCAGTATATCCTTGATTATAGTTACCAGTACAACATGCATAATTATATGGATTACTTGAATTCATTGTTCCTTGGCAACAAGAATAATAAGAAGCACAGTTTCCTCCAGAAGCACAAGTTTGACAGGATTGTGTTCCATCAACATATGTGCCCCACCAATTGCCTGAATCGGTTACCCAAAAAGCTGTTCCTACTCCTGGAGTAATTCCATCAACAGAAATAGTAACATCTTCTTTTGAAAATGTTAAAGTTGAAATTGGATAAGAAGATGCGGAAGTTGATGAAGAAGCTTTATTAGAAGAAATTCCCCAGGAACCTCTGACCGAATCCCATTTTGCAGAAGTTGATCCAGCTGTAGTTAATAAAGAAGTATCTGATCTATTAAATGTCTCTGTTATAGAAAGTAAAGCTTTTAATCTTGAAGCAATTACATTCTTGACTCTGTTCTTTGCCATTATGCAGTTGTATCTCCAGTTAATATCCAAGAATTGCTTGCTCTTTTTTCAATATTAATTGCTGAATATTGAACTCTGGATTTAAATTGATTGTCTGCTGAAACTACAGTGGCAGGGGATGTTGCAGAAATAGTTATTTGTCCTGCTCCCATTTGTCTAATTTCTAAAGAAGATCCAATTGGAAAACTAGAATCAGTTGGATCATTTGGTATTACAACTGAAATAGATGAGCCATTTGTAAATTCAATAATATTATAAAGGTCTGAAGTTAATATTGTTTTTGATGTACCAGAAACTGTTAAATATGAGTTTAAATTATTTGATTTTAAATCTACATCTGTTTGTTTTGCTAATTTATACCATGCTCCAGAGTGTGCATAATATGCTGCTCCTGTTCCATGTACGTGAGCAAACATTCCATGTTTTAATGTTGCAGATGGTAAATTAGATTCTGTATCATAATGTTCCCAGTGTATATCAGCATTTGATATAGTTTCTGTTGGCAAAATAACAGTTCCAGTAAAAGTTGGAGAATCAAGTGGGGCTTTTAATGCTAAAGCTGATGCTGTTGTTGTTGATATTGGTTTATTAGCATCACTTGTATTATCAACATTGCTTAACCCAACCATTGTTTTTGTAATTCCAGTTGCAGTTTCAGTTATTTCTAATCCACCAATTTTTAATGTATCATAAACTGCTTGAGCAAAATTCATTGTTGTTGTTGGTTCATCTGTTATGCCGCTAAACAACTTCCATTTGTTATCATTATGATCTCTAACCAAACCAGAGTGTTGATATGTTCCATTATTAAAGTGTGTAACAATTCCAAGATCTACTGCATTTGCAGAGTTACTTGTTCCCATATAAATAAGTGGATCGGCAATAGAAAGGTTTGTAGAATTAATTGTTGTTGCTGTACCATTAAATGTTAACGTTCCTCCAATTGTAAGGTTATCTACATTTGTTGTTCCAGTTAATGTTGGTGAAGCAAGTGGTGCTTTTGAATTTAATTGTGTTTGAATTGCTGATGTTACTCCGTCAACATATCCAATTTCAGTTGAAGAAACATTTCCAATTGATGTTGTTGAAGGAAGTATTACTGTTCCAGTAAATGTTTGAGAATCAGTTCTTGCTATTCTTGGAGAAACTTCTACATCTCGAATATAGGAATCTTGATCTAAAGTTGGTGTTCCACCAGCAGAATCTAACTGTGCATTAAATGCAGATGTAGTTAAATAATCTCCTAATGTATTACTAAGTCCAGATGATAAAACAACTTCTGGATTTGTTGCAAAACTAAATTTATTATTAGCGTCATCGTATGTGATTGTAATATGAGAATGTGTTCCAGAAACAATTGCATCGTTAATATAATCTTGAGATAACTCTTTTAACTCTGATGGTAATATATTTATAAACGGAAGTGATGACCAATTTGCTGACCCATTTCCAACTTTAATTTTATTTAATGTAGTATCTAAAGCAATTTCGCCTTCTTTTAAAATTCTTGTAGAAGCTGCCCATTGAACTGAAGTTCCTCTGCGAATTTGGATTGTCATATCCATTATGCAAGTCCTCCGTCAATTGTATTTGTTGATGAAACATTAAACGATCCAACAGAAGCAATTGGTCCATCATATGTGTGAATGTGCTCTAGTACACCAATTTGTGCACCACCTACTGCAACCCATTCGGTTCCAGTGTAAACTCTTAATTCATTGCTTGTGGTATTGTAATAGATATCACCACGGCGGCCTGTTGCAGGGTTATTAGCTAATTCAACTGTATTTAAGGGTACTAATCTTTTTACAGACACTTACTATCTCCCTTAGCCAGTTATAACGACTCTATATGCTCCAGCTGCTGGTGCTGTACCAAATCTAATTGTTGTTGTATTAACAGTTGTTCTTTCTGTATCAACTTCAACGTTATTCCATTCTGCTGCTGCTTCGTAAACTTGAATTTGAACATCTCTTGTATTTAAATTATGTGTTACTACAAATACTGTTCCTGCTCCTGAAACAACTACATTTGAACTAGCAGATAAATCTGCTGCAAACTTTCTTGCAATAGCATAATAGTTTGTGCCATCATTTGTAAGTGTCCAGTTATCATTTGTTTCATTCCATAGAACTTCTACGTCTGCAGATGTTCCACGCTCTACACGAATTCCAGCATCTGTTGTAGGAGTTCCAGTAAAATCGGTATTAAGATTAATCTTGTTATCAACAATATTTACTTGAGTTGTATTTACAGAATTAACTGTTCCTACAACATTAAGATTCCCGCCAACTCTTAGGTTTCCAACAAGCTCAACATTGTCTGGTAGACCTACTGTGACTGTTGATCCTTCTCCGCCTGAATTTGTAACAACAACTTGATTTGTAGTACCTTGAATTCCAGCTACATAATCTCCAGTAGTATCTGTTCCAAGTGCTACGGAATTTGGCTGTACTGTTGTGGTAATTGTTACGTTACCAAGGTTTGTCATTGTTGCAGAACCAGTTACATCTCCTGAAAGTGTAATTGTTGGATCATTGACATCAAAGTTTAATTTGCCAGCTGTATCATCATAAGTTACTACGATGCCATTTTCTGTATTTGGAGTTGAAACCATTGCTCCAACAACATCTTCAACGGCTTCCTGGAAGTCATTTACTTGTGTTGATGGAATTGAAATATCTTGATGTGTTGCAGAAGTTAATTGTCCTTGTGCATTTACTGTTACTGTTGAGGTCTTTGTTGCAGAACCATATGTACCAGCTGTTACACCAGTGTTTGTAATATTAATTGATTCTGTATTTCCAGCATCATTGTATGTTGCTGTAATTCCAGTTCCGCTTTGTACCAAACCGCCAACAATATCTTGTACACGCTCAGCATTTAATGTTACTGCTGCACTTGTTACAGTAAAGTCTGTTGAATCAAATGAGGCAACACCCTTTTGAGATGATGTGGCATCTTTTGCAGTAATTGTAATTGTATTATTTGTTACTGCTGTATCAATTGCTGAATCACCAGTTACAGTTAGTGTGTCTGTAAGAAGATTTACTGTATCTGTACCAGTTTCTCCTGCAATGCTGAGGACTGTTGCAACATTTGCTTCACCTGCGGCAGTTAAACGACCTTTTGCATCTACTGTAAATGTTGGGATCTTTGTTGTTGAACCGTATGATCCAACTGTTACGCCAGAATCAACAAGAGAGATTGTTGCATTGCCAGTTGTGGCATCTTTTGCAACACCAACATAAGAAGATGTTCCCAAAATGTCTGGGATTGAGTGTGTGTGATCTGCTCTTGCTACTGATGTAGAAATTCCATCAGATTTTGTATTACCAAATTTTAATGCTGTTGTTTGTCCTGCGGCACCGAAGTCACCAGAGGCTCTTAGCCAAGTTGAACCGTTCCAGAAATAAAGGAAATTGTCTGTAGTGTCATAGTAAATCTGACCTGTTACAGGACTTGCTGGCTTAGATACTGTAGGAAGGTTTTGAACTCTTGCATTCAATAACTCATTCTTGTTTAAGTCTAAACTAACTAAAAATTTTCTTGCCATCTGTGTTATCTCCTTTTAAGACAGGTAAGCTGTCCCAGAAAATGCCTGTGACATTGTCAATGTCAAGACATCAATACTATTATAGTCTATTCCCGTCTCTAATACGTCACCTGTACTAGATTTAACAGTAACATTTGGCTGAAAATGTAAGTTGTGTTCTATCTTTAAAGAATATACTCCATTTACTGGGCCAGTAACTTGAGAAAGCTCCCAAGGGTATCTTAATGCCGTTTCTGTATATAGTAAATAACTGGTAACACCAGCCCATGTGCTATCTACATCTTTGGGACCATAAAATCTGGTTGTATCTTTGTCGTAATAAAAATCTCCTGCTAACCCAAGGCCTGCTGCTGGAACTCCATGACCATTAAGAATAGTGCGACCTCTTGGACCTTGTGGCCCATTGGCACCAACTACTACTTGGTTTACGGTTTCATGAACAACTACTTTTTCTGCCATTAAATTGTTACCGATCTATTAAGAGTTAAAAATCCTTCAAGCAATCTAATCTTGTTTCCATTTGTATCTGTAATCACAAGATCATAAGCTGATTTTGGATAAATAAATTTATTTGTAGAAGCGGCGGGAATTGTAACATTAACAACACCATTTGGTCCATCAATATCAATTCCGCTTGAATGTGGTGTTGAGAGAGTAGCAACTAATTGCTTTCCACCCTTTAAATCTCTAACCTGCATTTTAGCAGTTGATCCAGTTAAATTAATTGGATTATCTAAAGAATCTTTATATTCTATACGAAATGAAAAAGTAGCGTTTTGATCAACATCAAAATTTTTGGTTGCAGCCACAATTACCACCTTATATAAATAGAAAAGCCTCTATGCTCATTTTATCATAGAGGCCGTTCTAAAGTATTTAGTTACTTTGTAATACCAAATGCACTGTCTTTTGGATTTAATGCACGTAACAAAGGTCCAGCTACAGATGCAATTGCTGCACTTGCCAAAGCCTTTGTGTCTGTATTTCCAGCCAAGTACATGGCTAGTACTGCTGATACTGCTGTTCTAGCATAAGATGCTAGTGCTGCTTGTAATTGCTTGTTCATTTATTTCTCCTTTTGGGACTCTGTCCCTAACAATATTCTACCACTAGGCAGAAATATCTACAATCTCACAATTCCCGTCAGAAGTACAGGCGAGTGTTTGTGTTCCGCTAGTTCCATCTTCTGTCTCATAGAAAGAAAGATCTTCCCAGCGAATAGTCTTAGGCATCTTTTCTACAAGTGCCATATATTCTTCTTTTGTTGTCTCCTGATATGGAGCTTGCTTGTATGTGTGATCTGAATGAGGAAGGAAAGATATTCCTGATACTTCATCAAAGTGCTTGTATACCCAAGCTCCTACTTCCATCCACTCATCTTCTTTTACAGAAACTGTAATTGATGGCTTGTGTTCACACCAAGCACGTTGATAAACCAACCATGTTTCAAGATGCTCTAAAGCAGTTAAATCATTTCTAAGGATTGCACCTTCTGGTGCCTTTACTGGAAATGAAAATACATATGTGTCATCTGGCTTCATGACATCATCTTCCACTGGAATTCCAACTTCTTTAAGGAATGTTGAAAGTGGATCTTTCTTGTCCCCACGTACTGTACGTGTGTAATATTGTGAATGCCATGGATGCATTCCTGAAGATACCCCGACCAATTGAGATACAGTGCCTGAAGGCTTTACGCAAGTAATTGCGGCAGAAACGGGAATCCCAATTTTCCCAGCTTCTTTAGTATTAACATCTCTTGCATATTCACGAAGGCCATTTAATGCTTCTTCTAACTTTGCAAGACCCTGCTTGCCTGAAAAAAACTTGTGTCCAAACTGTCCAGTCAAAGAAACTCCAAGCAGGCGTTCTTCTTCTGTGTTGTCTTTCCAAATTTTACGAAGATACTTAAAGTCAGTTAGCGTAGATTGCCATGTTCCAAGAATTGTTGCCAAACGTACTTTATTGGCAACATCTTCAACTGTATCTTTTTCACGTAATACGACTTCTGAAAGATTACAAAACTGATAAGGACGGAGAATGATTTCCGAGCAAGGATTTGTTCCGTAATGAACTTCTGAATCACGAAGACCATACTTGGCTGCTTGCTTTTGGGCTGCTGCCACATTGTAAATTCCACGTTCGCCTGATTTTGAATCATATAAAGATTTCCATTCTGCAATAAATTGTTCCATTGCTGGTTTGCGAGAATAAGCAACAGAGTTATTTGAAAGTGCACGTTGTGTATTGTTTTCCCACCAGTTACCAGATTTTGCTTGTGCCATTTCTAGGTCGTTAATGTTTGAAAGTGAAATCATAGCAGAACGACGAACTCCACCAACAACTACTACTTCACCAATCTTGCACATAATGTCATGTGCTTCAATTGGTTTTAGTTGACGACCAGTTGCGTTTTTAAACTTTGCAACTGTAAAATCAAAAAGATTTACAAGTGGTTGTGGTCCTGATGAACGTCCACCCATTGTCTTAAGACGTGCACCTGATGGGCGAACTTTTGAAACATCAATTGCTGGAATGTGTCCTGTCCAAAGCAATGCTAGAAGTTCACGGTATGCTTTTGCCCAACCTTGCTTTGAATCTTCTACAACAATAACTGTGTCAGACTTTTCAAGTGACTCTGGGACGGAAGGAAGTTTATTAACATACTTATATTCAACAGAGAATCCAACACCTGTACCACACATAAGGATATACATAGTTTCGTCAAATGATCTTGGTGAATCAACTGGAACGAATGAACAGTTATATCCTGCTACATGGTCTCTGTCAAGAGCTGCACCTGCAGTCATTACAGAACGCATTGATGGCATAACGCTTCTGTTAAATACTGCAGATCTTAACTCTTCAACAAGCTTTGGGTCTGGTGTGTATAAATTATTTTCCTTTAAGTGATCAAGCATGAAAGCAAAATATCTATCAACCGTTTCTCCCCATGTCTCACGACGATTTTCTTCTTGCAGCCATCTCGCATAACGAGACAGAGCAATAAAGTTCTCATAAGGGTTAGCAATTGTTTGTGACATTTATAAACTCTCTTCCACCATACAGGTTAATATTATTTTTAGTTGAAGTCTAAGTATACCTAAAACTTTTTATAGAGGCAAGGTCTAAGAAAATTTTTTTTCTAAATCTGCAAAAGCATTCTTAGTCAACTGTAACCAGTTATATTGTTCATGTATTCTAGTTGACTGAGCAAAATAAAAATCAGAATACATTTTAAAATTTATAACTGCGTCATACATAAGAGACTCAAGATGTTCTTGATCTGGTTTGTACATTTCTCCAACATAAGTGTGACCAAGTGATTTTGGTAAAGTCTCACTAGAAAGTTTAGACTTTAACTTTAATGGTCCAAGGAATTGTTTGTATGGGGCCCAATCATAAGTTGAAATTACTGGCATGCCAGTTGCTAAACCTTGAAGCGGGATAAAACCAAAACCTTCTCCCCAACTTGGATACAAAAGTATATCATGAGAGTGAAAAAGATTTACCAGTTGACAAGGTTCATATTCATCTGTTATAATTGATATATTATTATATATATTAGGTAAAGATAATATATTATATTTATTATATACTCTAATAGTATTATTAAGATGGCACTTGATAGTTAAATGATAATCTAGATTATTTCCAAATAACTTAATAAAAGTATCTACAACTTGTTGTCCACCTTTTCTTGGTGAAGGTTCTCCAACATGTAAAAATCTAATAACATCCCTTTGGATTCTTTTTTTTGGTTTCCAAATGTCTTCAATTCCATGCATGTATATTTTAACTTTTTTGTCAATACCTGCATTTTCAAAAACATCCGCAGTCCATTTAGAAGTTGCCCAAACTTCATCACATGCATTAAATTTTTCAACCCAATCTTTTGCAATATGAGTTGATTCCCATGGAGTATAACCAATTTGATATTGACCTTTATGAAACTTAAAATTATCTGGTTGTGTAAAATTTAGTTGAATGTCAGCTTTAGGGTTTGCATAAGTTACATTATGTCCCAATTCTTGTAATGATCTAACTATATTTTGACCTGCATATCCGAAGCCAACAGCAGGATTTAATCCCGCTTTTACTGTGTAATAAGAAATATTCATGATTACTTTCTAGTTGACTGACTTGACAGGGTTGTTCTATCAATGTTAAGATTATATTCACTGTCTCTAAAGGAGGTTTTGCCAATGGAGAAAAGTATGAAACGTTTTTATGAGTTACTTAGTAATTCTACCATATTCGTAATGTTTGCGGTAGCAGCTATTTTTGTAACACACACAACCGTTCCTGCAAATGCCTTAATTGTCCAGCCAAACGCTGCGGCTCTTATGGCACAAAAGATAGAAACTTATAGTAAGGCAACTGAATTAAGTGACTGTCAACTTGTAGAAGTTTTAAGCATTGCTGGATTTAACAATCTTGCTCTAAGAAAGGCGTGGGCTGTGTCTAAGACAGAGTCTAACGGAAGACCGCTTGCTTTTAATGGAAACAAACGAACAGGGGATCACTCATATGGGATCTTCCAAGTAAATATGCTTGGTTATCTTGGAGTGGAAAGAAGAGATAAATATAATCTCACTTCCGATTCAAAATTATTCAACCCCATTTTAAACGCAGATGTCGTTTATAGAATGAGTAACGGGGGCAAGGACTGGAGTTCTTGGTCAAGTTATGGAACTGTAAGATATAAGAAATTCCTAGAGGAGTTTCCCACAAAGTGTTTAACAATGCAGAAAGCATAGGGACAGTAAATTAAAACACAAGTAATCGTGGCTTATCAAGAGTTGGCGGGGGAATCAAAAGTTCCCCCGCTGATTTGTCCAATGGATCAGGTAATGTTAATGCCTAATTTAACTTTAGACGATGAGCTATATTTATATTGCTTAGATTGTGGATACAAAAATTTTGTAGGTTTAGAACTTTACGATAAACTGGTAAAGTATCTTGAGAAACATGGGATGGCATGAGAAAGTTAATTGACGGGCGAGAAGTTGAAGAACTTGAAGAAACAATTGCATTAGCAGTAAAAACTAAAGCTCCACAAAAATGGTTACTGATTGATCAAGAGACTGGTCAAATTTATCAGGGTTGCCCTGACATTAAGCCAAGGGGCTTAAATGTTGCTAGATGTCATGAGTGGAAAATTTTAAATATGTACGTAGATACACCAGAATTTGTAGCTCAGGTTTTAGATCTTGCTCAAAAAACTCCCCGTAAGGCATAATCCTACGGTATAATAATAACAGACGGAAAAGGAGCCAGCTAACATGATTACTGCCACCACATTTTATATACACGAAACATTTATTTCACAATAATTATATGGGCCTAAATTAGTGCGAAAAAAAGTGCTCGGCGGCGTAGAAGCACTTTCCATTAATCAATCCATTTGCTATAATAAGAAGATCAGAAAGCATTTGTCCTCACATAAACATGTGCGGGGACATTTACGTAAATATTATGAAGAGGCGAGAAATGTCAGAAGAAGTAAATAACAACATTGAAGATAACGTAGCCATGGCTACATATATCCAACTAGCCCGCATTTATGATATCTTGACCATCATTGCAACAGGCATTACAGAAAATGCTGAGCTTGTGCAGAATGTGGTCAACATGCATGCGGCGGGACAAATTTTAGGACCTAATCCATCATTAGCAGGAAATGCACCAGAAGATGACAATATTAAACCCTAATGAATTACCCCCTTTAGAGCCAAAGCTACAAAGAAATCTACTTGCTGAATTTAGACAAGAGATCTGTACATCTTGTGTAGAGTTTGATCATACTGAGTTAAAGTGTACTATGGTAGATATACACTCAAAGAGTTATTACTCTGATCCCGCTTTTGATTGTCCTATTGGGAATTTTTAATGGATCAACCAGTATTTGTAAATCAAGCTCATAAAGATCTATATGCTACAAGAGTGAAGCTTTGTTCTGCCTGCCCATTTTTAGATCTAACTAATTTATATTGCAATAAGTGTGGATGTTATGCACCAGTTAAAGCAACTAGTCTTAATGAATCATGTCCTATAGGTAAATGGTAAATGTGCAAAGAGTGTGGAAATTGTTCTAAAGAACATACAGCTAGTATTGATGATGGTGTAGATTTTATTGAAGCCAATCCAGTAATATAGTTGACTAGAAATTACACTTATGTTATTCTTATAGTAGTGTATGGTTGAGAACCACCATTCTCCCTTACATTAGAAAATCCCCTAGGATCCGCCTCCGAAGGGATTTTCGTTTATTTACACAAATATTCTAGTTGACTAGAATTATTATCTTCTTATCCACATTCTTTCTTGATGCATGGATCCCCGCATATACTTTTCATTTCCTGTCATATCAAAAAGAATACCCTGTAGGGTCAAGCATTCTTCATGTTTCCACCAGATTGTACAGTTACCCTCAGAGACATTCTCACAACGTCTCAGATAGCCTTCTAGCAATTTTACAGTGTGCTCTAGCATTGCTTCAGCAAGGTTCTCATCAGATAGGTAATAGCTCTTGTGTTCATATTTAGCTGATTTTAATGCTGTAGCAAATTCAGTAATGAATTTGTCATTAATCACTTAATATCGTCCCACCATATAATAGTTAATATGATCATAGGACCAAAGATGATTGCAGCTTGTAATAGATTCATAGCTTAATTATAACTTATGTTCTTTCATATGATTGTATAGTGTCTTATGAGCAAAACCAGATCTTACTTCTAGTTCCCGCCCACATACTTCGCATTTTACTATTCTGTGTGATGGCATGTGTATATAATATCATATTATGTTCTGGTTGACTAGGAATTCAGATTTCACAAAATGTTAATATATTTTTATGATGCATGATACGAGATATCCACAGGCTGTGGATAAATAGATAGTGCGACCATAAATAAATGTGGCGTAAATCACATGCGACACGCCGTGTTTCAACTTGAAAATGTCAGTGGGGTGTGTTATAGTTACACTATAAGAAATTGACAAGGTGTCAATAAAGAAAGGAATTCACAATGAATTCACTAACAGTAGTAGTAGAGCCAAATCACTCTATGTCATCCTCTAACACTAAGGATAATAATGTGTTCCGCCTTGCTAATGGTAACTACATTAGCCGTATGGCGTATGTTGCTATGGTAGCCTCAGAGGGTCTTGTCTCTCACCGCTACCTCTCTCCTAATGAGAGTAAGTGGGTCTTCGCTAATCGTGTGAGATAAATCACATAAACACACCCCCTAAAATGGGGGTAAATGTCAGACCCCTATGGTAGTATTCTACTATAACAATTAAATAAGAATAAAAGAGTTTGAGCCTAGCAAATAATCCGAAAGGTGAGCCTAGCAAATAAAACTCTCAACAATTAACTAAAAGAAAAGGAAATTAATTCAATGTCATACACATACAACTCTTTCAATAACCGCCCTGCTAATAAGTGGGAGACTATACAGTCAGACATCGCTGACGCATACATCTACCTAGATGAAGAGGTAGAGGTAGACCCTACAGAAGAGGACATCTTCGGTTTTGCTAACGCAATACAAATAGACCACTTAAGCGATAAGCAAGTGGATGAACTACTAGCAATGTTTAACAACTAAAAGAATAGGAAATAAATAAAATGGAACTTAATCTATTACACATACAGTTTACTAATTGGGGCATGGACTTTACCTCATACATGGGAGATGTCTATCTACCATGGCGTACATTTATCGTAACCGCCCTAGTAGTAGCCGTATTAGTACTACGCAAGAGAAAGAAGCGTAAGTAAATGGATACAATGAATAAATGGGAGCCTTCCCTAACTAAAGAGGAATGCAATAATAAAGAATTGGGCAAGTGTTATTGTGGAGAGTGTGAATAATGACTGTTAACCGTATACTAACTAGCCTAGTACAATTGGCCCTAGTAGGGGTAACCGTCCCACTAGTAGTGCTCATGATAAAAGACCTAAAGAATGGCGGACTTAACTAATGATGACACGTAAAGACTACGTTAACACCGCTGAGATTCTTTCTTCGTATAGGGACCTCATAGCTGACGAATTTTTATTTGAAGACCTCGTGGATGAATTTGCTAGCATGTTCTCTGCAGATAACGAAAGATTTGATTTCGAAAAGTTTAGAGAGGCCTGCCTAAATGGGGACCGATAAAGATCTAGAAGAAATTTTAGAAGACATCGAAAAGCTTTTAAAAGATATTTTAGAATAAACGGCGTGTCGCCTTGACAAAAGGCGATGCTGCCCGTATCTTTTGCGGGCGATTTGTCTCTTATGTCCGAATTTATCTAATTCCCTGGATGTGGCGTAAATCACAAAAAAAGATTTCCGACACGCCCGAAAAACGGGTCAAAATGTCAGTGGTCTCTGTTATACTTCTAGTATAAAGAAAGTTGAGAAAGGTTCTCAAACTAGAAAGGAACTTAAATGTTCAAATTATCGTATAAAGTTCAATACTCCGAAAAAGAATTCGGAACTTGCTTAGGTGTTCTCTGTAACACAGAATTAGATGCTAATTCGCATCTTGACTACTTAGTTGCTAAAGGTGGAATTATCCTTGAAACTAATTTAGTTGAATTAGAAAACTATGTGCCTAGTAAGCGTGTAGTAATTGCTACTACTAGAAGTTGGGAGTAATCATAATGGGTTACATTGAAATTTTTAGAATGAATGAAAATGGTGCTGGTTGGGTAGATTTATCCGAAGCCACTCCAAATGAAATGCTAGACCTTGAAATTGGTTTATTTCAAGAAGGTGCTTTATTTACTACTAAGGAGGCTAACTAATGTCGGCTAATACTTATACAGTAGAAAGTCTCCTAGTGGGAAAAACTTATTATTCTGGTTCTGTAACGGGTGAAATTATTTCAGCCGAAAAAAATAATGATGTCTGGTATTCTGAATCAGATACTTATCTAGTGGAAATCTCTCCACGCAATTTTGGAAAAAATACTTACCGCTATTTAGCAGTAAAGACAGGAGAATAAAAAATGGGAAACATTTTAGATGAATTAAAAAATGTTATTGGAATTGAATGTGATGAATGCAATGGTGCAGGATTTATTTTCTTTGGTAATGATAATAATTTTGATGTTGAAACCTGTTCTTGCATTCCCGCCGATGAAGATCCGATGGAATATATTTTAGGAATGTAACGGCGTGTCGGCTTGACAAAATCAAGCTGGCCCGCAAAAGAAGCGGGCTCGGGCGTGTCGCTTAAGGGTGTGATGTTAAACACATGGGATTTTTGAGCGTGAATTGGTCGTGTGATTTTAATCACAATACAAAATGTCCGATTTGAGGCATTACTGGTCAGTAGATGTCAGACCCCCCTGCTATAATTTCAGGTATAAAGAAAGCGAGAAACTCTCGCTAAAAAGAAAGGTGGTCTCAAATGACTACACTAAATGAAACTCTATTCTCTACTATCGTTCATGATTTCCATAACGGCGGAGTAAAATCCTCTTATGGATTAGATAAGGAAACTCGCTTAGAGTTATTCCGTTACCTTATCCGTTCTAAATCTTGCAATTGCATAAATTGCCTCTAGTAGAAAGGTCTAATAATGAAATTAGATGAGTATAAAGCCCTAGTCCTTGCGACACGCAAGGCTAATGCAGAAAAGGCGATGTCAGTCCTATCTGCTACAATGTCCAATAACACAACAAAGAAAGAAGGTAGCAAATAATGCTAATCTCACAAGCCTTAGAAGGCAAATACTATCGTAGCCGTTCCCTCGCTAGAAAAAATCGTGATGGAATTATCCAATACGCAGAGCGTTATTCTCAGTTAGATGAAGATAATTCTTTCTGCTATAAAATAAAGGTTCGCCCTACTTACAACCCTGAAAAAATTTCTACTTGGGGTTCAGATTTTTGGGCAACAATGTGGGTAGGTGTAGATAATGACTAACTATAAAATTACTGTAACCTATGATGAGAATAAAACCCCTGATTATTCTTTCCAATACTCAGATGAATTGCAGGCTCATAAAGAGTTTGCAAAGTTTATTGACTGGGGATTCGCAGATAAATATTCTACTGTTAATCTCTACACGCCGTCAGGTAAATGCTATACCAAAATATTTTATCGTGAAGGAAGAAAGGTTGTAGAAAAATGATGAGCCGTAAAGATTATATTTCAACCGCTGAAATTCTTGCTAGTGTGCAGGATAAAACTCACCCCGCAGTGTATGGATACTTAGCGAGAGAGTTTGCAGTAATGTTTGGCAAAGATAATTCTAACTTCGATGTCACCCGATTCTATGACGCAATTAATTACAACACAAAGGTAGGTAAATAATAATGGGTAATAATCTCTCCACTGATCTTGCTACAATGAATTTAGATTTAGAAAGTTCAATTGCAATACAATTGCGTTCTAATCATTATCCACCCGTTCCACTTTCAATGGTGCAACCATGTATTGATGCTATTGATGCATACTGGGAAGATAGTCAAGAACGCAAAATTGAATTACCTGAAGGCGTAAGTTGGCGTGGTGAAACTTATGCTCCTGCATGGGCAATTATTGAAAGTCACCACTTAGAAGCATGGTGTCAAGATGACGAATACTATGAGGAATAAAATTAT